GTCCTACACGTTTAGCTGGGGTATAATATGTAACTTGTTTTGTACCCGGCTGAGTATATCTAATTTGGTTTATTTCAATACGATAAGCTGAACAACTGCTTAGTAATAATGTTCCTAATATTAGTAATTTTTTCATTATACAAATCGTTTTATGTGATGATCAAATTCAAATCCTGATTTAATCGGTTGATTACCCATTAATCGTTTAATGTCTGATGTGTGTAGTGGATTTAATCCATTCCCATCTACACCTACATCCATTGTTTTACCTTTACCAATGCGGCGATCAGCAGATAAGTGAACGTGTCCGTGTAAGTGGATAACACCATCATTCATTTTATTCCAAGATATAATTGGGTAGTGCATTAATACATAGTTTTGCTCCCAATCTTTACCTTTAACTTCTAACTCTAAGTACTGATTAACTGAAGTAAATAATCGTCTAATACCTTCACGATCGCGTTCGATGTGATGATCGTGATTACCTAAGATAATATGTATGTTTCTACAATTAATACGATTGCGAAACTGTTCAATCATTTCAAATCCACCGAACGACCAATCACCTAAGTGAAATAGTATATCGTCTTGTCCAACTGCTGAATTAATTCCATTTACAATTCTATCATTCATTTGATCTAATGTATCAAAATCACGAGTGAATCCATCAGCATTACTCCACCTTGTAGTACCACGACATATGTTTGTATGCATGTAGTGGGTATCTGAAGTAAAGAATAATTGTTGTGTTGGTTCTAATTTAATTTTCATCCAATTTGATTTTTATCATCTTCGTCAAATCCAAATAAGTCATTACCTGTATAATCAGGGTGGTTCTTATCCATGTAGTCAAATCCACGTATCCATAACCAAATAAGTGGTGATGCTGTTAATACTATTAATCCAAATAGTGCTAAGAATTCCATACTTCAAATGATGTTTTTGATTTATTCTGCTTTAATTCAGTTAAATTATATTTACGCATGTATTCTTGTTTTTGGCGAGCATAATATGCTTTTAATTCTTTATCAATATTATCGTCCCATCCTATAGGAGTGGATTGGATATTGAATATATCCTTTTTAGCTGTCATAACATTTGTTTTTATATTTTAAAGATAATAAGGAAAAGGGGCCGAAGCCCCCTTTCTATTAAGCTACTTCAGCGTATTCGCTTACATACTGATCGGCTAGCTCCCACAATTCGGAATTGAATTCGATATTCTGTGTGAAGTTCTTCAACGCTCTTGCTTTGCGTGTTTTACCTTTTTCATTTTGGTAATTAAATCCACCACCAACTAGCTTCTCCTGAACGCGGTTCAGAATTGCCCACATTGACATACCAGCATCTTCTTTACGTTCAACTAATAGTAATTGATCGGTATTAATTTCTTTCAAATTATCTCCAAAACGTAATTGAGCTGCTTTAGCAGCAAACGCATTAGCCATTTCATCTGAAATAGTTACATCGTTGAATTTATTAATACGACCTACTACATCAGGTAATTTTTCTACCATTTTATGAATTAATGCACGTAACGCTTCAAAATCATAACCTTGATGGCGAATCTTTAATGTGCCCATATCTTGGTCTTTAATAACTAAACCATTTTCACACACTAAACGGAATATACCTACCTCAAATCGGAATGTAGACGATCCATCGTGTGAATTGGTTAATAAAATTTCAATATATGAATCGACATTACCATCTGCATCAGCCATATACACACCCTCATTACGGAATTTAACTAAGTGCTTTTTAATTGCTGAATTACCACCCTTACGGGCCTTAACACCAATTGCTTGAACTGGTTCCCATCCTAATTTCCTCATGTCTTCAACTACCTGAATAGTAGGAATCTGAGTGTAGTGATCTGATAAACCGGCCTTGTGCTCGGTTGACATAACTGCGGGTGCGATCGCTTGGATCTGCTCGTTTGATAAAATGTTCATATTTTGTTTATTTATTTGTTTTACGATTTAAAGATAATGAGGAAATTCTCGCTTTCCTAGAATTTATAAGTAGTTTCTTCTTCAGTCATATCTTCATCCCTTGATGGGTTGATTGGCTTTGAATAAGTATAAGGTACGATTGTGTATCCTAATGTTTCAAGCATTGCTCTCAAGTTTGTTACTTTTGGATATGCCATTTTTTCTAATTCAGAGCCGATACCTTTAAGTAAAAGCATCTCTTTGTAATCACGTGTTGTTTTTTTGTTTGTACTCTCCATTTTGTTTGTTTTTTAAATTGAAAATTTATTTTATAATGTAAATGTAATTAAGAAAATTTAAATCGATCTATATGCTTGACTAATTCGTTTAGCGACTAGTTCTTTATAATCATCAGCAGCGGCTATAAACTCACCACGTGACGAATTCCATAATATTAATTCAGCTTTACGTCTGCGTATTAATCCTTTACGAACACGCCCACCTGCTAATTTATATTGGGATAGGTATGGTTCAATATCACGTCCACGTTTGATTGCTTTACCTAATCCATCAGTGGTGAAACGCATTCCGATGTTGTAGGCAATCATTGATGTTAATATAATCTTTTTACGTGATTTTAATTCTGGAAAACGACGTTTAACGTCTTTAATGAATTTAGCATAATCCTTATCAAATAATTCATCTGCTTGCTTAACTGAAATGCCGTTACGATATAAACGACGTTCCTTTCTGGTCATGACGTGACCCCACCCAATGGTCCATTTACCGCCTGGGCATTTATACGGTTTTAATTTTAATGATTCTTCTGATTTGATAAATAAAGCAGCTGTGTTGTAGAGTTTGTCGTCTGATGTGTCTACTGCTTCGATAATTGGGGGTTCGATTTTGGGTTTGTGTTTGTCATTGTAACCTACCCACAATGCGGCTAGCATAGCCGTTATGACTATTTTCTTCATAAGTAATGTTGGTTAAATTGTTAAACTTATAATCTAAAGTTAATTAAGAAAGTTGTACTTTCAAAATTGCAATCAGGACAGGATTCGAACCTATATCATTAAATGATTTACTGCTAAAATAGACTTACTACATTTAATCGTGTTACCTTATTAGCTGTAAGACTATATTAGTCTCCAGCCGTTACACCACCTGACTGTAATAATTTCGGAGCTACGGGATTTTCACCCTCAATGTCTCTTTTCTACTTTGGCCTAAAGTAGTGAGTGCAATCGCGTATTTCGACACTCCTAACTTGGGTTAATAACTCCCAAATATATCTTTATGGCTCGTCATCGAATTCGGGATATCCATAACCACTTTCAATCCATTCTTCTAATTCTAATTTCATGGTATTATCTTTTAGTACGTAGTAAAGATAATAAAGAAATTTTAAATTACTAATTTCCTTTTGTAGGGAATTTAGTCCAACCATTAGTCCAAGTTGGTTTTGCTAAAGTTTCAATTTCAGTTGCAGTTAAAGTTATTTCAGTATTACCTTCACTTAATGCTTTCGTTTTAACCAAATCAGATGTTATAATAGTAGTTGCTTTACTAATGAAGTTTAATCCATTAAATGAACCTATTTTATTATTCTGAAATTTACTTATACCATCTTTGTAGAATTGTGCTGTCTCATTACTTTCCATACTAAATCCACCTTTCATATATCCAATGATTGTAGAGTTATATACTTCAAATTGAGTTGCTCTTCTCCAACGCATTGCTAAATTATGATTAGTTAAAGCAATAGCATCGTTTGGTCCAATTAAAATGATACCATCTAAAATAGGATGTGTAAATGGTTCTGCTGTTGAACCTGTTCCATCATTATCACATTCTACACCATTACCCGCATCACCATTATCTACAAATTGTGGGTCTCTCTTTGATACTGAATTAGATACTTTACCTCTATATCCAAAATCAAAATCATAATCATCATCAGCAGTTCCGTATGCATATAAGTTTTTTGCATTTATAGTTCCACCAAAGAATTCAAATGCATCATCATTTGCATAGATTGTCTGTACATTTTCAATTGTTGTTCCACTACCAACACCACCTAATGTTAATGCATTTATTTCTGAGTTAGGCATTGCTGCAATACCAGCGTATTCAATACGAACATACTTTAAGATACCACTATTATCTAAATCGTTAGTACCACCATAAGGTCTTCCGATACCACCTTCGATAGTTGGTTCTGCCGTTCTATTGGTTTTTGCTCTACCCAATATTACAATACCACCCCAATCACCTGGTATTCTTTCACCTGCAGGTCTGCCTGATGTGAATATAATTGGCTTTGCCGCAGTACCTTCTGCTATAATTTGTGCTCCTCTTTCAATACACAATGCACCTTTCTCACTAATATCCGATTTGATAATTGTACCAGGTTGAATGATAAGTTTGGCACCATCAGTTACATAAACATATCCTTTTAATGTCCATTCTTTATCCGATGTAAGAGTTGTAGTTGCGGTAATGTTACCAGTCAAAGTTGTTGATGTTGGTACATTTAAAGGTGCTATATCTCCACCTAAATCCTTTGAACATGCAAACATTGTTAAACTTGCGAATAATACTAATAGTTTTTTCATAGGTTGTAGTTTAGTGTTAATGAAATTGTAGTTTCATTATTGGTTTTAATTAAGGTACGATTTGGTTTTTGGTAATATTCAAATGGTTGTCTAAATATATCTGATACTGCTAATTTAATTTCTCCGTTTTTAATTTTACGAAGAATAACAATATCAACTACATCACGAGAGTTTTCAAATATATCAGGGTATCCTTGAAATCCTACCGCTGATATTCTATCTCCAACTCTATTGTATGATATGTTGAATGTATTGTTGTTTTTATGTAAGTTCAATCCACCATTTAGTACATAGTTTGATTGTCCTTGCAATTGTCTTTTAATCCCGTTTATATCAACTTCCGAATTGATGAATGATGTGTTTGAATATAAATCTAACCAATCATTTAATTTTTTACGAAGTTCAATCTCAACTCCATATACCAATGCCTCATTTGGATTTTTATATGTTAGTAATAGATTTGATGGAACTGAACCATCTGCTACAACTTGCTCAATTGGATTGAAGAACTTTTTACCAAAGAAACCGATTGATATGTTCTCACCTGATTTAGGATACAACTCAAACTTTATATCTGAATTGAATATATCCGTTTTTTGTAAGTTTGGATTTCCTAATAGTTGTGCGTTTCTAACAAAATCATAATATGCAAAATTAGCTACCTCTCTAAACTCTGGTCTTGCTAATGTTTTACTTACGGATAATCTAACCTTTGTTTTTTCCGATGTAGAATAGGTTGCGTTTAATGATGGTAGTAAATCCAAATACTCTCTATCTACTGAAATCCTCTGTCCACCAAAATCAGATGTTTGAACTTTAAATAAATTGTATTCCGTTCTAAAACCTGTGTTTAATTTTAGGTTATCAATTTCTTTTTCATACATTACATATCCGTTTGCCAAATCAAAATCGGCAGTATATCTATCGGTGTTGTTTGTAATTTCATTTAATAAATCAGTTGATTCGTATCTGAATATTCTTGCTTTGAAGTTTCTAAATTTCTTCAAGTAACCCACTCCTAAACGAACATCTCCTATGGATTTGTTCAATCCCCCATTGAATGAGTTTTCATCCATTACACTCCAAAAACGATACGTGTCTCTCCATGCTATTGAGTAAGGAGTTGTTGTATATAAAGATGATATGTAAGGTGTTACTCTATAATCGGGCTGGTCTCTTAACATAAGATTGTATCCTAAATTAAAATCAAATGTTTTAAACTTACCTTCGAATTGTGTATTGAATACTAACTTTTGAATTGAGTTGGATGATTTACTATCTACATACTGAACATTATCATAGTTTTCACCAACTCTACTTAAAAATGATTTTTCGTTTTGGTAGTTAGCAAGTGTTTTCCAACTATAACGATTCTCTCCCAAATACACTATGTTTAATAATCCGTTTAATGATTGTACATTTGAGTAATTTAGGTCTTTATAGTTGTATGCTAATTCGGTAGATGATTGGTAATCTATTCTTTCAGTTGTATTAGCAGAGTATGTGTTTCTTGCAGTTGAACTGAATAAGATGTTCCATTTGTTTTTCACAACACCAAATGATAAGTTACCATTTAAGTTTGGAATAGATGTTGATGTTTTGGTTTGTGGTGAACCTATTAGTTTAGTGTATGCTCTCCTATCACCTAATCCAGCAATTCTATATGTGTTTGTTGATGGGAATAATGTTGGGAATTGTATAGGGTCTACCAACCTAAAATCCTGTCCTGTTGATAATGAACCCCAGCTTCCTCCCAATGATATATTAAAGAAATCACCACTAACTTCTTTTGTTGTTATTTGTACTAAACCTCCTGCGAAATCACCCGGTAGATTTGCTGATGCTCCTTTGTTGATGATGATATTATCTATTAGTGATGTTGGGATAATATCAAATGAAAATGCTCTTCTATCGGGTTCGGTTGATGGTAAGATTGATTTGTTTAGTAGAGCCGAGTTATATCTATCAGCTAAACCTCTAACTAAAACAAACTTATCGTTTTGGATTGTTACACCACTAACTCTTTTAAGTGCATCCCCAACAGTTCTATCTGGTGTTTTCTTTATTGATTCAATTGATAAACCATCTGCTACAATGTAAGATGCTTTAAGTGTATTGATAAGTGCAGTTGCAGTTTCTTTCTTTGCTACTTGCTTTACCACAACTTCTTGCAATACTTTCGTATCTTCTTCTAACTGAATATCAAAGTTAGTTGTAGTATCAATTTTTATGGATTTGTTGTATTCTTTATGTCCAACAAATGATGCTTTTATAGAATAGTTACCAATAGGTACATTACTAAAGATGTATTTTGATTCTACATCAGAAGTTGTACCTATCTTTTTATTTGTGTCTTTATTTGTTAACCAAACGGTTACACCTATAAGTTCTTCTTTGTTTGATTTTACTTTACCTGATAAGGTATGCTGTGCTTGAAGGGTAAATAAACTAAAATAACTAATTAAAAATATACTTAATAACTTCATCTATATTGGGTTTTAAATCCATGTATAGATATTAAAGAACATATTACTAAAAAACGTTTAATATTACTGTTATATTACTCTACGAGTTTATAAATTTCATCTAAACAACGTCCCTGTTCATCGTAGTCTAATCCAAAACCAATGATAAATTCATCATCAGTTAATTCCATTCCTACGTAATCAACAACCACATTAGTCTTGTAATTCTTGGGGCGTGTAAATAAAGAACATATTTTAACGCTGTTAACTTGCTTCTCATTAATTAGATAGTCTTTTAATTCAACCATTGTTAAGCCTGTCTCAACAATGTCCTCGACTATAATTATATTACGTTTATAGAGGTCGCGAGATATTCCAAGAACTTGTTTTACAGTGCCTGTAGATTCAATACCTTCATATGATGACAATCTAACGAATTCTAATTCTGGGCTTAATGGATATAATTGTTCAGCTAGATGCGCTCCAAATATACCTGCTCCCTTTAATACTATAACTAATACTGGATTATAATTTTGGTCATGTATTATTTCCATTGCTAATGCCTTAATCATAGCATTTAGCTTTTGTTTTGGTATTAGTGGTTCGAAATGTTTATCTTTTATCTTTAGCATGTTCTCGTTTCAAATCCTCAGCTATTTGCTTAATAATTTCGTCTGGTGTCAGTACTAATAGAGTATTTAATTTGTATTGTCCTCTATATTTGTCGTATGAAGTAAGTACTTCACGAATTAGGCTCTCCGTTATCGGAGTTTGGATATCGTTCTGCATAACCTATTGTGTGATGTGTTGTTGTTATTTTATGTCCCATATTGTATGGGTTGTAGTTTATTTCTAATGTCAATGTAGATAATGTGTCGTCCTCACATTGCTCATATAAATCAGCAAGTGCTTTAATTAACATTTGACGTTGGGCCGATTTTAGTTCCTGGATGTTCATAGTTAATCTATGAAATCACTGATGTTGTCATTAGCAAATAAATCTTCTGGGAATTCATCATAATCATCATCATCTAATAAATCGTCGTCAGCCCATATTATTTCCCAGTTTTCATCCTCTAAATCATTTAATGGAGTGATAATTTCTTCTAATCCAAAATATTCTAAATCTTCCTCATATGTTTCATTGTAAGCGATATTATCGATATCAACATCAAGTGGGGTTTTTGGATCGCGTGGTTTAAAGTTCTGTGATTGCATCTACAATTGATTTTTTAAGTTTTTTACGAGTAAATTTAATTGTTGGTACTAATTCTTTTAATTTAATAACCTTAGCACAATACTCATATTCTTCTGCTTCTTCTAATGTTGGTAAACAACCATCTAAATTCTCTAAATAATCAGTATCGTCCATTGCTAATGATGTAGCCATATTCATTCCACCTACAGTAGGAGATAATATAATACATGCAATGACATATTTTACCTTGTATCTACAAGCAAATTCGACCGCTTTAACAGTTTGTTTAGCAATTTCCAACCTGTATTCAGGTGCTGGTGTGCCAAACTTACCTCCTTTAATTATAAGCGGTTCGAATTCGTCTTGTTCTTTCATTACTGATAAATATTATGCTTCAATTACTGAAACAATATTTGATTTAGATGCTGATTTTACTTCAAAATCATTCTCACCACGTTCAGATAGATATTCTGTAATGCGTACTTCAGCTTCTGTAACTGACATTGCATCAACTAAATACGTTTCTGTTTGTTTTTTAATTTTACCTTTTGCGTCTTCAACTTCGAAAACGGCTTTCACTGTGAAATATTGTGCCATATATATTTTGTTTTATTTAATTAAAGATAATAAGGAAAATTATTTATTCCTAGCAATTAAGCTATTTTCTTCGGGTTCGTCATCTTCCCACAATCCAAGTGCTTTCATATTAGCGATTTGATCCTCGTCTAATTGCCAGTCAAAATCAACTTGCTTGGTTTCCTGATTTGATTCTATAGAACGTATTTGGTTGCCTGTAAGTACTTCACCTACATACAAGTAATAACAATTATAACATAACAATTGTAGATTTTCTAATCTATAATCTACTTTATTACCATTTCGAAAATGCATCAGTAATGGCATTTTATAATCTGTAACTCGTCGTTCTGTAAAGTCACATATATCACAGCATTCTTTTAGATATCCTTCTTCGACTGCCCTGATTTTAATTTTCTCGGGTGTAAAGCTCTGCCAGCCGTCCTCACCTTCGAGTATAGCCTTAACATTCGGTTCTTTACGACGGTTAGGCAAGAATTTAGGAATACCCACTCCGGTTTGGTTCTTATGTACCTCGAACAAAGTAGGAGAATTAGGATCGTTATCATCTATACGGTAGGACTTCATAAATGGCCATAAGTGCTGATAGGAACACCCCAAATAACGAGCCGCAGCTCGAATTGATTTGGTATGTCTCATAGCCCTTAATAGGTCCTCTTTATTAAACGGTTTAGCTTTAGCCATTTTATAACAATTGTTTTACAGCTACCCACAGCTGTTCTGGGTTTGATATTTCACGTTCAACTCCCTTTACATCAGTATACGGGATAGAACCATCCATTTCTAAACGATCATAACAGTAGTGAATAATTAATTCAGCAGCTTGTGTTCCAAACGATAAATAAATCAAATTATCGATGATTTGTAAATACATCTCATCATAATCTGATAAATCAATTTTAAAGTCTGAATGTACTAATGTAGAACGATTGATTACTAATTCAATTTGTGTAATGATATTAATGAATAATTCATGTTTGATATCTTCATTGTTCTTCTTACGACGTACTATTTTAGTGTTAGTACCAATAAGACCATTAATTTGGTTTTGAATTCCCTCAATCTCTTTATCTACGTTCATAACTTTTCTTTTAATTTTATAATTTCAGCACACGTTTCGTAATCTTCAAACTTTTCATAGTATGAGATTGACTTATTTAATGCGGATTCAAAATCTTGTTTGTCTACTGTTAAATAATTTCCAGTTGAGTTAATTTCTATTATTTTAGCGTGTTTTAATTTACGCTTAATAGCTTCTCTAATCCCCCATACTGTTTGAGAATAAACAATATCTTGTATTATTTCATTTTCTCCGATTACTGAGTAATCAGGTTCGCCGTCTCCGTTTATATTAAACTGTAGGTTCGGTATTACTCGTTTGCTCATCAGAATTAGGGTTTAAAATGTTTTTGATAAATAATTTAAAGCTCTCTAATCGGATTAAGAATCCAATTACATTCTGATATGGTACGTCTAAATCGGTATCAACTGATAATCCAATATCGGCTAATCCTTTATTTAATTTGGTTTTTAATTTTTGGGTAATTTCTTCCTTCTTAGCCTCGTCTGTGCTTTGAGGAACGATGAATTGAACTTTAATGCCCTTCTTAGTTGGATTCTTGTTCACATCTACTACCATCTTTAATCCACTATCTGGTGATTGAGGTGGAGTCATATCAACTGCTGGAGATGTTGGTTCAGCTGCTGTTACTTCTTCTCCTACCTCACCAATGATAGCTTTAATCTCGTCTTCTAATAAGTGATGCATATTTTAGTATTTATTTTCATACATAAATATAATAAAGAAAGGCCCTAGAAACTAGGACCTTTAACTTTAATCGTGTGTTATTACTTCTTCTTAGGATAGTAACGACGCTTCTTCTTAACTGGTTTAGGAGCTTCAACTACTGGGGCAACTTCAACAACTGGAGCTACAGGAGCTACTTCAACTGCAGGTGTTTGTTCTTCAACAACCTCTACTTTTGGAGCCTTTACTTCGGGAGCAGGTACAGCAGCTAATGCTTCGTCAATCTTTTTAGTCATTTTGTCTAACTTTTTATCGATTTTTAAAGCAGCTTGTTGAGCTTCCTTTAACTTAGCTTCTGTTTCATCAAATGATGGATTAGAAGCGGCAACATCCTCTTGTGAAAGAGTAACGGTCTGCGTTTGCTTACTAGCAAAGTACCAGATGGCACCAGCAAGACCTAACAACACTAAAATTGCAATTAACATAATTGTTTGGGTTTTGGTTTAAAATTTAATCTTCAAATAAACTGATAATATAAGCATATGTAACTACACCACATATCATAAGTAACAATATTGCTAATACTACTTCTGGAAGTCCAGGTATTAGTAAAAACTTTTTGTATTTTGATTTATACCATCCATTATTATCAACTTCTTCTAATAATGAATGAGTAATGTGAGCTATAATAACGTGAACCATTAAGGCTACAAATATAAGAAAGGCAAGCATTAAGTAGTAAAACATATTATTCGTCTTTATGTTGTTTGGTTGTGTTATGATAAATAAAGAATGTAAGTAATACCCATCCGAATTTAGATGAATCAGTCCAATCAACTAGAGCAACATCATAATTAATTAATGTAAATACTCCAAATGAAAGTAACATTGCTACGACTGCGTATTGTAATAAAACTTTATTCATAATGTAAACTTAATAAGGACATTTTACTTAGACAAATATTCTGTTAGTTTGGGAATCTCGTTTCATATAACCACCCCATTTGTATCTAAATGCTTCATGACACATTTGTTCTTTATGTACTGCTTCTTGAATACGTTCTTCTGATTTAGTACCTACGGAAACAAAATGGTAAAACGAAATATTATGTAAACGAATACTTCCTATATTATTTAAATTACATTTCATAAAGAATTCACAATCAACAACCCAACCACCTGGATATGATTCATCCCATCCACCTACTCTTAAATAATCTTGTTTAGACATGAATATAGGTAAGGTTGAACCACTTATGTCCTTAACCATTTTAGATGATTTAACTTCAAATACTCTAAATGCTTTTAAATCAAATGTTTTAGGATCACGTCCTAAATCCTTAATTATAAATTGATTAAATATACTTGGAATCGGTTCAATTTGATTAGGGGCATAAACAGCACCTGGGGCATATTGTGATTCTAATCTTACATCCCACTCAATAGGAAATACATTATCATCATTTACAATTAAAATTAAATCGTTAGACGCATTATAAACACCTAAATTAGTTGCTCGAGCTAATCCTACGTTTTGTTTTAAATCAAGTACTGAAATATCATCTTGGTATTTGTATAGTACTTCTTTATTTTCTTCGTAGAATCCATCTACAACAACAATAATTTCATTTCTATTTGTTTGACCTTCAATAGCTGATCTTAAACATAAATCAAGTACTTCTGGTTCTCTGTAAGTTGGGATTATAACTGATATCATATTTTTGACCAATCGATTAAGGGTGTTAACCAAGCTGTTTCGCCGTGAGTTGAATAGCCTGGTATTGGAGTAACTAAGTAATGAGCTGAATTGTATAATGAGACAAACATGTCGAAATCACGGGGATAACTGCCTTGAGTATATTCACGCAATACATTTTCCGTCTTACGAAGTGTCTTCACTTTAGACGCGAATGTCATCGTTGTTGAATTAGTTACTTTCCAATGAGATGATGTAGATAACATAACACGAGTCATTTCACCCCCACCTTGTACATATGGATTAGCACCATCAATATATTTGTCTGGATGGTCATATAATGAAACAAAATCGGCTCCAATTTCATTTAATCCTTCTTCAATTATTTTTTGTGAGCCGGGTTTGTGTAAATAATCATTTTCACAGAAGTATACTATTTCATTATCGTCATAACCTAATGCTTCAGTTAAAGCAATATTAAATGTACCAGCACCATGACCTACTGAAGTGTAGAAGATATTATCTTTAGATACATACTCTTGAATCATGTTATCTGTTTTTTCAGATACATTATCGGCAATAATAGACCAATCAGCATCGTTAAACACATTAACTGCGTTCCATAAACAGTTTCTATTATTGATGTATTTAGGTTTTACTTTACTATAACCTGCATCTGATATTCTATAAATAATTTTCATATTTTAAATATAATTAAGAAAGAAGTAATTTAGATTGATGTAAAGCAGAAGCAATAACTTGATGCATATCATAATACTTGTAATCAGCTAATCGTCCTCCAAATATTATTCTTTCTTCCATGTTCATTAATTCCCTATATAGGTTATATCTATTGTTGTTTGCTTCATCATTTATTGGATAATATGGTTCACCTTCAGTAGTTGGATATTCACGAGTAATAACAGTATGTTTTTGTTTACCAAATTCAAAATGTTTATGTTCTACAATTCGAGTATATGGTACACTAGTTTCAGTATAATTTATAGCAGCGTTGCCTTGATAATCACTTATATCTAAACGTTCGCTTTCAAAACGTAATGAACGATATTCTAATTTACCAAACTCATAATCATAAAATTTATCAACAGGACCTGTATAGATTACTTTATTATGTTCTGGTAGTGTATCTTTAAAATAGTCTACATTGAGTTGAGTATCAATACCATCTAATAGTTTTTCAAATATTTGAGTATAACCACCTATTGGTATACCTTGATACTTATCATTAAAATAATTATCATCATATGTCAATCTAATAGGTAATCGTTTAATAATTGAAGCGGGTAATTGTTTTGGATCACGTCCCCATTGTTTAGTAGTATATCCTTTAATGAATTTTTCATACAATTTAACTCCTACCTGAGATATTATCCATTCTTCCAGATTGTTTGGTTTATTATTAGGTACTCGTTCTAATTCAAGTATTGACTCAGCTTGTTGGGGTGTTGTAACTCCATACATCTGATATAATGTCATTAAATTGATTGGGAATGAATAGATATTACTACCATATTTAACTTTAGGTCTGTAAGTAAAGTGATTAAATTCAGCATATTGGTTTACATAATCCCACACTTGTTTATTATTAGTATGAAATATATGAGGACCATAAGTATGAACATTGATTCCATCTACATCAGTAGTATAACAATTTCCACCAATGTGGTCTCGTTTATCTATTACTAATACTTTTTTACCAGCATTAGTTAATTCACGTGCACAAATACTTCCAAATAAACCAGCCCCTACAATTAGATAATCGTACATGAATTTTTAACTTGGTTATTAAATGTTTCGACCTCTGCTTTAATTACTTTTCTATATAAATTAAAGTTATTGAAATGTATTTCAAAATTATCAAATATATCCTTAATTAATTCACTTACACCTTCAACTGTATCATCAAATTTATACTGTGGGTCAATCATTATATCTTGAAAAAAACGAGCACTACCATTAAATGATGTTATTAAAGCACATCCACAAGTTACTGCCTCACGTGGGAATTTATCTTTACCTGGATGATGTCCAAAATCAATATATAATTTACTTTTAAGCATTAATTCACGTAATTGATCCCTATCCATATTAATTAACGGAATAAATTCAATATCCGGATTTTCATCCATTAATTGTTTAGTTATTTCAATACCTTTTTTAGGGTTATACAAAACAACATTATCTCTATTTTTATGAGTTATATCTGTAATGTAATCTCTGTTAATATAATCGAATAATGGATAAACATATTGAGCACCATGATTAAGTAAGAACCAATAGGCGTATTGTGATTGATAAAAGTGGTGAACTCCTAAATATTCGGGTTGAGTCAATTTTAAATGGAAATCTCGTTGGTCTGTACCTAAAGCATTAGCTACACTTAACCACCATATTGATTTTTGAACGTTTAAATAACCATCTAACACATCAGGCCATATTTCAGGAATAATGATTAAATTATCTTCATTATCGTCTACTTCACTAACTACATCGTCTTGTGAAATATATTTACTATATGCTAATGGAACACCAATATTTATTTTATGATTTTCGGTAGAAATAATTTTCTTCCAATCACTTCTGTGTTGGGGATGAATATCTGGATGGATTAATACCATTTTAGCATTTACTCCTAATTCTTTATAGGTAGAGCATAAAGCATATAAACACTCTATACCTCCAGTTTCAATATTAGATGGAGCGAAAACATATACTGTTGAGTTTTTATTTAAATTAATCATTCCATTCTTTAATTTTAGTTTCAATAAAATCCATCATTGCTTGGGGTTTTTCATGACCTATAAAATGAATTACTTTAGATTTAAGTAAGTGTTCCATATCAACCCAATAAGGAAACACATAATATTCTTCTGGGTTTAATATTTGGTGATTTGGGCTTAAAGCATTCATTAATGAATGAAATGATTGTTCCTGAGTATCTAAGATAGTTCGAGTCCATCCTGTTTTTTCGGTTCCATCTTCATTGTATATTCCTGTAAAATCAAAACATTCAATTAACATATTAAATGTGTTTGGATTTAAAAAATTATCAAATATACTTAAATCTAATCCTTTAAAACCAGCATTAATACCAGCGTTAGTATACTTTACTACATTTTGGCCAAATAAATTAGTTAGTGATTGAGCTAATGCTTTATCACAACCAGCGTTTGCGGGTTCAATAATACCAAATGGTGTTTTGGTTTGTAAATAATTATCTAATTGTGTTAAATCATCATTATTAAAAATAACATCATACTCAATTAACAATGAATAATCATAGCATAACACACGTCTTAAATAATGATTGATAATAATATGATAGAAATGAATAAAATTAGGTATTTTACTAATTAATTCATCAGACGCGTAATTATTTTGTTTCAAATAATTAGTCATATCTTCTTTTGAATACCAAATACATTTAAATGGTAATGCATCAATTTTATCTGACCATTCATCATGAAATGTAGGTTGGTCTAAAATGATATGGAATTCAAAATTAATATTAGGAAAATACTTTTGTAATTGGAGCATTGTATAATACTCTAATTTGCCTTTTTTATGCCATAATCTCGAAACTGGTATTACCATTTTATAATTTTTTATAAACGATGAATTCTCTTCTATTTTTAATAATTTCCATGTTTGGAACTATTTCATTTGATAATTGTTCTTGCCACCATGGAGCAATATCTTCAATAATATATAATCCTCCAGTTTTTAACGATTTAGAAAGTTCATGTATTGAGGTTATTTGATGAGCAACATCATGTGAACCATCATCAATAATAAAATCAAATTCTACCTTAACTTCATCAATAAATGATTTTAAACTATCTGTTGATGATTGATCAACAACATATGTTTTAATTCTGTCGTCCTCAAACATAACATCTTCTAAAATATCAACGGCGTATACAGTAGCATTTGGAAAAAAATCACGCCATGCTTTTATACTCGCTCCGGGGATATAATTACTAACATATGGATTCATTAATGGAGCGTTTCCAATCCCAATTTCTAACATATTAGTAAGAGTATGTTTGATTGGATTTAATAATTCAAAGTAATCAACTGAGTAATTGTGACCAATTGCCTCGCATTTATCTGCTCTATATTCTTCAAATAGTAAGCATAATTCGGTTTTTTCTGCCATTTTATTTTAATGTATCTAAGTATTCGTGTAAGCAAACTTTCCAATTCCTCATATAATTTCTATCTAAATCATTAAGTGATTTATTAATTAATTTTTCTGAGTATGGGCGAGGTGCAAAATAATCTACTGCAAAATGATTACTATCAACTTTATTAATAGTTAATCCTAAATTTAAGTATTCATTAATAGCTACTGCTGTATCATATCTACTAGCTTCACCCTGACTTACCATATTATATAAACCATAAGGTAAATCTTCATTAATATGATTTAAAATTGATTGAGCAAAGTCTTTAGTGTATGTTGGTACTCCTAATTTATCATCTACTACAAATAATTCTTTAGCTCCTGATTCAATTTGTTTTAAAATCTTATTAACAAATTTTTTATCTTTAGCTCTACCACCTCCCATCATCCAACCAGCTCTAAAAATCCAATACTTTTCATATTGTTGATTTTGTAATAGTTGTTCTGTGTAGTATTTACTTTTACCATAAGCACTTAATGGGTATGGGGTATCTTGTTCTGTATAAAATTCTTTATCATTACCAAAAATACCTGCTGTACTAATAAAAACGTATGGAATGTTTCTATCTTTAGCTAAATTAAATAAATGGATAGCAGCGATTGTATTAGTTAAATAACAATCATCTTTTTCGATTTCACAATATTCTAAATCAACTAAAGCAGCAAAATTTAAAATAATATCAGGATTGAATTCATTAATTACTTGTGATGTATGAGCTAAATCTCTTATGTCACAAAAAGTAATATTATCTTCAATTTCTTTATCAGTTAATAAATAATCGGAAGTATCTGTAATATTTTGTAGTGTAGTACCTAACATACCATTAGCACCAGCTATGAATATTTTTTTAAAGTGTGTCATAATATGCGTTTTGTTTTTCCTGACGTTTAATATCTTTATGATGCCATAAAAATAATTCAGCTGGAATATATGAAAGAGATCCATATCCTTCAAGTACTTCATGTACTTTATTCTTCCATCTTATAACACCATTATTTTTAAATATACGGTGCTGCCAATCTGGAAAGTTGATTAGATCTGTATTATCAATTGTTTGGACATTCCATCCCCATTTATCGATATGTTCTTGAGTTAACCCATCTACTGTATTACGTCGGGCAATATAAAATGATTCTGCTAGTCCTCGATTCGATTCAAATATAGCTGGTAAATATGCCCAAAATTCTTTAGATGGTAATTCATCAGCATCAATTTGAACAATATAATCACCTGTACAATATTCTAGGAATTGGTTCTTCCAATCTGCAAAATGACCATTAAAATCTAATTTACGCCACGTTTGCACATTTGGTAATTTATTGAATGAAAGTAGGTACTCTAATACTTCCGGAGTACCATTTTTTTCATCATACAAGATAACGATTTCATCTTGTACTTGTTTATTTTCTAGTAAGCTAGGAAGGAGTTGTTTTATCTCCTCTAATTCATTACATACTGTTACAGCAAAACTAAACTTCATCGTCATTTTTAATTAAAATTGAATAAGCATACAAAGCAGCTGGAAACATCATATTAGGATATACAACTGAGTTGGTCATATCTAATTTGTGGGTTTGACCAACTAATGCTTTATCATTCTCTCCAATTAGAATATATTTAGCAACCCTCCATCCCCAATTATCTGCGTTTTTGCCATCTGGAAATAACATAGCTTGATTTTGTTCATTTAGTACTGTTGGGTACCAAACAAATCCACTATCATCAATTAGTTTTAAATCTTTAAATAATTCTGGTTGTGATTCAAATATTGATTTTTCTACATCAGAACCATCTACCATACCTTCATTAGTTTGGTATCCACAATTTTGACAAATACGAGTATCAACCCCTTTCATTTTAAGTGCTACTACTGATTTATCAGTTCCACAAATAGGGCAATCAAACATTTCTTCCATTATTTATTTAGTTTAGGTAATTCTAATTGATTTAATTTAGGTAAAGATAAAGGGATAAATTTCGGGATAGGTTGTGTTTTTTCATTTAAAATCTGACTTAATCTTTCAGTCATTTTATCTAATGAAAATTTATTTTTAGATATATTTGCTTGTTTTTTAGCTAACGGGATAAATTTTTTATAATTTTCAAATACTTCTTTTAAAGCGTACCCTGCTTGTCCATCATTTGGAGCAAACCATTGAGAATCAGCAATTAACATATTAGGTACTACTGCGGATGCGTGTATTTGTTTTAACTCACCACCTACTAAAACAGCAGCATCTTTATTTAAGAAATCAATATGACCTGACCATCCTGAAGCAATTACTGGCTTTTCTGTAACTGTAAATTCTAATAATGGACGACCAAATCCTTCACCTTTAGTAAATGATACCATTGCTTTTACTTTAGAGTGATTATATAAATCATTTATATCTTCATCTTCTAAATCACCATGTAACAAATAAATGTTAGGTAAACGACCACTTACAGTTTTACGAATAGATTCAATTTTTTCAAACATTGAATTACGATCCATAATTGAAGTTGTAGCTGAATTAGTTTTCATAATCAATGCTGGTGGGTTTGTTTTGCCTTTAAATACTTCTAAAAACGCTTTAACCATATAACCAACATTCTTTCTATCTTCACCAAAATCACCTTGTAACCAATGTCCTACAAATAAAAATGCAAAATCTTCTTTAATTTTAGATATTTGTTGTACTAAATCAGTTTGTGATGGAGTCGTTTTAAAGTATTTATTTAAATCTACACCTTCAAATAACGTTTCAACAGGTGATGTTAATTTAATAATAGCTGTTGTTTTATTTGAATTTTTATCTTTTTGTTCAAATTGACTATTTTCAAATACTGTTTTTGAATGTTCTGATGATGCTAATATTAAATCCATACGATTACAACCTTCAATCCAAGATGGATCACAAATTGTTGTTTCAATACCTGCTGTTACTCCAATACTTAAATGTTTCCCCATTTTCTGGAATTCATTAGGAACTGTAATTTGGAACCATACATCAGGTTGAATTGGGAGTTGATTACCAGTACCAATAATACGGGATTTTAAATCCGCTTCCTCTTCAATTTCATCATCTAAGAACCCAAATGGAGTAGATCCCCAACGCTGAGATAATAATTTAATATCCCATTCATCACCTTTGGCTTTAATTAATGATTTGATAAAATCTCTTGAGCGTGCACCGTATCCACTAAATGTGTCTACGGGTGAGCTTACTATACATAACGGCTTATTCATGTTCTGCTACTGGGTATTTTAAGTAATTTGGTTTATAATCTTCAATTTTAATTAGGTCAAATAATGATCGCGGTGTCCATTTTTCGAATGTTTCATCAATACCATCAACAACATTAATACACATATTTTTAGCAGTCATCATTGCTTCGTTTGATGTTACCCACTCACATGCTGCTTTTCCTAATTTAGCATATTCGTTTGAATCTTCCATTTTTAAAGCATATGCTGATGCTAATTGATTAGCTACATCTCTAAAATCACATCTATCATCAAAGATATATGGTGTTGGAGGAGATCCGATTAATGAAATATTACTTGGGAATACTGGAAATGCCCATTTACCATGTTTTTTATATTTACCTAAATGGTTTGATCCGAATTGTTCTGTAAATTTAATCCAATTACCATCTTCATCTTCAAAACGCATTTGATCTTGCATACCTCCAGTTACATTTGCTAAAATCGGAGTACCCGCCATCATTGATTCGGTAAGCGATAATCCCCAACCTTCATTCGAGGATATCAACGCAGTAATATCGGCTAAATTATAGTAATAATTTAATTGAGATTGTGTGATCTTTTGATTTGAAATGTAAATGTTCTTTTGTTTATCACCCATTAACATTTCAATTACCTTAGGTAAATCGGTACCATTATCATCAATAGCATCTGTATGTAAAATTAAAGCACATTTATCTGCTTGTTGTTTTGGTAATTTATCAATAAATGTTTTAAATGCTAAAATCAAATCAGAAGTTGATTTACGTCTTAAATTACGAGCATTATGGAATGTTATAAAATCAAATTTATTATTACCCAATACTTGCTTTTCAAATTCTTTAAAATCATTTGATGTTTTATCTACTGGGTGGAAATATTTTTCATTAATCCCATGAGGAACATATTTGATTAATCTATTTTTAGCTACATCTCCTAATACTACATGATTAATATTTTCAGTTTGTTTTGAAATAGCAAATAATGTATCGCATGACTCGTAGTATGGCTTATTATACAATGGATAAGGTAAATCATCCCAAATATTTAAGTAAATAATAGGCATTTTTGAACGAATTTCACGCTCATGTTGAAATAACCAAATCCAATAGCGTGGATCTGTAAACAACATAATTGCGTCTGGTTTTTCAATTTCCATAATTTGACGCACAAATTCAATCGTACCATATCCATCAGTAGGATAAATCATCACCGATGCATCTTCTATTTCAGCGCTTTTATTAGTGTCTGAAGATAAATCTAATCTTTGGCCTTTTTCTGGGTGATTAATAGCTCCACCAATATTTACCCAATTGTAATGATTTGCGGTACCAACAACGATTTCTCTAGCCATAGTTGCTATACCAGAGGTAAATCTAATGTCGTCGCACATTAATAGAATCTTTTTCCTTTGATCTTTAGGAATGTAATTTTGCATAACTGATTATTTTGTGTTTATAGACTTCCGGACATTACTAATGCATTATAACTATGAATTTGTTTTTTAAACTCATCATTAGTTAAATATAAATGCATTGCTCTGTTCATTAATTTTTGTAAGTTGAATTTATCTTTTATAGAGGCCATTTTAAATTCCTCAAATATGTCTCCGTGCACCTTTACACTTGTCAAGACTAATTGTTCATTCTTTCCCATTTTTGTATATTATTATATTTGTATATAAATATATAACAGAATTAGAAAGATGAATCTTTATTGCATAGTTCTTTATTGTCTTTAAACGGACACCACTGACATGATTCCTTAGACACGTTTTTGATTAACTCTGTTGACTTATAAGTGCCATCAGGGTTGAATACTGTATTGATAAATTCTGTAATGTGTGATACTGCTTTAGTACGTTTGCCTTTACCTGAAGCGGGTTCAACGATTTGAATGCGTTTTTGAGGAAAATCAAGATTTTCATATAGTTTACGTTTAACGATGAAGAATTCCACATCGATTTGTTCTGGGTCGATATTATACTGTTTAGCAAAGTATTCCTTATATAGGATAATCTGCTGCATTTTTAGTTCGTCTTTCTTTTCCTTATCTTTCCACCCCATTTTAGATGTTTTGATATCGAATATTTTAATTTTATTAGTATTTTCGTTGTATAGAACGAAATCAATATATCCTTTTAAATAAACATTAGGATGATTATCATCAATCGGCTGCACTAGAGGCATTTCGATTCCAACTAAATCCCATTTTCTAGTACTAAAGTATTCACCTTTATTCTTTTTAAAGTAATCGATAATTGCTAATCCATCTTCATAATAATCACGCATTTCAGTTGCTGATGAGAAATGAATACCTTTATTATCGTTTAGTGTTTTCTTGTATTCGTCTGAGAATGTCTGTTGGAAGAATGATTCTATATCAATTCGATCGGCTTCGGCTCCACTTGTATCGAACATAACTTGAATGTAGTGTTGCATCGCAACGTGAACTGATGTTCCGAACACTGCAGCCATTGATGGCTGAAAATTACGATACCCTTCTCTATATTCTAGACCCCAACGAAATGGACATTTAGCATAAATAGAGAACTGAGAATATGATATTGTTTTATCATTTTGATAATTTATTTCTCTTACCGCTTTGTTTTTTATTTCCTTTAGAAGGGCGGGTATCGGTGTTTTGGCCATAACTGTTTAATATGTCTTGAAATTGATCGTTGCTTAATAAAGCAAGATAATCGTTTGCTTCTCTTTGAGATACTTGTAATAATGAAGATAATTTAGAAACTTTATCCTTATCTATCTTTTCGGAAGCGGCTTTAGTGTATTTAAAATACTTTTTAGCTTTAGGTAATAATGATAAGTAAATATTATATACTTGTTCTGGTGTTAAATTAGGTATAGCTTGTACTTCATTAGCAAATACACAGTATTCAGAACTCATAGATAGGTACCTATGTAGCATATATGGATTAATACTTTTAATTTCAGTATCACTCAGTTTGCTATAAGGTACCTTATCATATGATAAGTAAGATAATATCTTAAAGAATTCGTTCATTATTCAGGACGTGGAAAACGTGAACGTTTTGGAGCATCGCTTACATCTTCAACTGATGGAGCACCTGCTGTAGGTTGTGTTTTAGGCATGAATTGTACGTTTACATGTCCACACTTATCACAAGCAAACACGGGGATTGGCATCATACCATCTTGGGCAGTTCCGGTAATAAAGCGGGAAATACTGCGTAATACTACTGCTTCATGGAATGTAGCGTTACCACACTCATCGCATGTTATCTCGGTAGTATCTTCGAGATTAATGTTCATTTTTACTGGATCCATTATTTAATTATGTTTATAATTGAGGCGATACACGCCATAAAGTTGATTTCTTTATCTACTACTGTTGCATGTTTGAATTGATAATCAGCTAATGTCATTGTGATCATTCCATTATCTTTACCTAATTCATCATATAACGCTCTATACATTGGTTCAAAGTCAGATATATTATTGTCTACTAAGTATTGTCTGACTGATTTAAATGCGTCTTTACCTTGAATTAATTTAATTACATCTTGTATATCAAATCTAGTACCAGCTTTAACAAGAGTTAACTTACCATCAATACTATTCTGTTGAGTTACATTGATGATTTTACGAATATCTGGATAGAAATTAGTAACGATAGCAGATATGTCTGGTAGGTTATATGTAGTATTTTCTGCTTCTAATATAGAAACTAAATGGCGAGCAATATCTGGTTTAGATAATGTTTCAATTTTAAATGCTTGGCATCTAGATTGTAATGGCTCAATAATACGCTCAACGTAATTACACGTTAGAATAAAACGTGTTTTAGCCGAGAATGTTTCAATTATATTACGTAACGATGCTTGTGCATTAATAGTTAAATAATCGGACTCATCTAGTATTACTACCTTTAATGGTTGGAATGTAGATGTAGAAGCGAATGATTTTACTTTATCACGAATCGTATCAATACCGTTTTCATCTGATGCATTAATGTACATCATATCGCAATTGATATTTTTAGTGATTAATTTGGCTAATGTAGTTTTGCCTGTACCTGCTTTACCATATAATAATAAATGTGGTATGTCGTTTTTAATGATCCAACTCTGAATTGTGTTTTTTAATTCATCATTGCCTATATATTGATCTAATGTTTGTGAGCGGTACTTTTCAGTCCAAAGAGTGTGTTGCATAATTAATTACCTGGAATATTATATTTTTCTTGAATGTAATTAAGAGCTTTTAATTTATCAATCGTATCTTCGAGTATAGCGATTTTTTCATTTAGTAAAGCGATTTCCTCTTGGGCGCGTTCTAATTGTAGTTTTACTGATTTTACTGTCATAACATTTATTTTAATTTAACTATTGTTACTACCTCACCTGACTTTAAAGGACATTTATCAGGAATGCCATTTACATTACCACTATTTATAATCATATTTTCATATGGGTCCCATCCATCATCTTCCGTTATATAAATAAATCTTCTTTCTTCCGCTCTTTTCTTAAAATATGGGTGTCTACATTCCATACCATCCATGCTGTTTCCCCAAAATGGACAATCGTTACACTTTGTTACTTCTTCTACTATTGTCATAGCTTTTCTATTTCTTGTTTAACTTCTTGCCAATATCCCATAGTTGAATATTCAACATTTGTAAATGTATTAGAATGTGGATTAGCTAATATTATCTCATCTACTGCAATTAATGCACATTGTTTAGTATTATATTTATGTAAATCTTCATCATATAATCCTATCTTATTTCTTGATTCGGCATTATTAAAGAATTTATCATATAGTTCTAATGCTTGTTCTTTTGGTGTCATAACATTTATTTTGAGTGGGCCCGGAGGATTACGATACCCCGGCCTAATGATTATGAGTCATTTGCTCTACCTCTGAGCTACGAGCCCTAAATTGAAGAACTTACACGGGACCAACCGCAAGGTATTCTTCATGAAGGAGTGTCTATCTGTATTCTCCTAACCCTGGTTCAGGACGTTTGTGTCGTCTAACCAGTCTCATCAGTTCTCGGCACAACCCTAGATGAGAGTCTGCTGTAGTGGATGGATTCGAACCATCAAGTGGAGATTCAATTGATGACAAACGCTTGCAAGCTGGTGGTCTACCCCATATCATCAATCTATTTCTTTATCCACGTCCTCGGGACAGGAGGATACGTGTGCCAGTTCCGCCACACTACAGTTTATTTACTCTAAATCTAATTCTAATTGGTTACTAGTGTAACTTACATTAGCACCTTTTGGTAAATTAGTCCAAGTTGTATTTCCATTTGTTATAATACTAGAAGCATTATAACTAGTACCACTTCCTGATGTTGTTGTTAAGTTTGTATCACCAGGTTGGCAAGTTATCTTATACTTATCCCATGGATTTACATAATGTGGTTCTTGCCACATCGGGCTTGGTTTGAATTCTTCAATAGGTGATCCATAATCAGGACAATCTTTAATCTGATCCAATTCCGAAACAATGGTTTCCCATTGCTTCGGTGTTGGTCCTTCTTCATTTACTGCTCTAGCAAATCCTTTAAGCCAAAATATAAATTGATCTTTATTCATACATTCCCATATTTCCCATGTCTGGTTGTTGTTGGTCTTTCTTCTCTTCAGGTTTGTTATATATAATTGATTCTGTAATCAAAATTGTACCTGCAACTGATACCGCGTTTTCTAATGCTAAACGAGTAACTTTAGTTGGATCGATAATACCTTCTTCAACTAAGTCTGTGATGATTTTAGTTTTTAAATTATAACCATAATCGGATTCAACATTAGCTAATCGGTTTACAATACTAAATGATTCTAAATTTTCGTATCCGGCATTAGATAATATTTTTAGGAATGGGGCTGTACAAGCACGATAAACAATATCACGTCCTAAATCCAAATCTACATTATCGTATTTTTTATTAGCTAATACCTCACGAGCATGTATTAAAGCTACTCCACCACCAGGTAATATACCTTCTTGTAATGCTGCTTTGGTTGCGTGTAGTGCATCATCAACACGGTCCTTTTTCTCTCTCATTTCTACTTCCGTAGGAGCGCCGATATTAATTACTGCTACACCACCTGATAATTTACCTAAACGTTCTTGTAGTTTTTCACGTTCAAACATTGACTTAGCATTGTCGATTTGTTGTTTTAAATCATCAATACGTTGCTCAATTTCCTCAACATTACCTTTACCATCAACAATTGTTGTTGTTTCTTTAGCCACTGTAACTAAGCGAGCCGAACCTAGCCAATCGGAATTGAATTTCTCCAACTTCATTCCCTTTTCTGGTGAGATAACTTGCCCGCCTGTTACTGTAGCAATGTCTTCTAAGATATGCAAACGGCGATCTCCGAAATCAGGTGCTTTAACTACTGCTGCTTTTAGAATACCACGCATCTTATTTACTAATAATGTTGATAGCGCTTCACCATCAATATCTTCAGCAATAACTAACAATTCATCATTTGATTGTGATAATGAATTTAATAGCGGTAGTAATTCCTTAACTTGAGTTAAACGGCCATTATACAATAGAATCTTCGGATTGTTTAATGTAGCTGTCATTGTATCGTTATTAGTAACGAAGTATAATGATTTATATCCTTTATCGATTTGAATACCTTCTACAATCTCTAATGACGTTTCACCAATACGAGATTCCTCTACTGTAACTACACCATCTACACCTACTGCTTGCATTGCCTCAGAAATCAATGCACCGATTTCCTCATCACCATTAGCTGAAATAACTGCTACTTGCTTGATTTGCTCGTCTGAAGTAATATCTTTAGATATTTCTTTAATTTTAGCAATAACTTCCTTAGTTGCTTGCTCAATACCGCGTTTAACTTCTACTGCATTCGATCCAGCTTTAATAGCATTGAATCCATCTGCAATCATAGTAGCAGCAAGTAATGTAGTTGTAGTAGTGCCATCACCAGCTAAATCAGCTGTTTTAATTGCTGCTTGTTTTAATAATTGTGCACCAATGTTTTCGATTGGGTTTTCCAATTCAATTGAACGAGCAACTGTAACACCGTCTTTAGTTGATACTGGGTTCTCACCTGCATTATCGATGATTACGTTACGACCGTTTGGTCCTAATGTGCACGTAACTGCATCTGATAATTTGATGACGCCTTTTAATAATTTGGTTTTTGCGTCTTGATTAAATACTATTTGCTTACTCATTGTCTTCTGTTTCGATTAATGCTAAAACGTTATTTTCTCCTGTAACGAGGTATTCTACCCCATCATATTCTACTCTTACTGGTCCGATTTTAGGTAGGATAACTTTATCACCTACTTTAAATGTAGATGGAATTAATTTACCTTCTCCATTTCGGCGTCCAGGTCCTACTCCGATAATAGTTCCAACGTGGGGCATTTCCTTGCCCATATCTGGTACTACAATTGAACCGTAGAATTTCTCTCCGGATTCTTCATTTTTAACGACGATATTGTCGAATACTGCTTTTATCATGCTGTTACTAAGTTTTTAATTTCTTCTTTTACTGATGTATAATTACTTAAAAATTCTCGGAGTGAATAAGTCTCGCGCTTATTTGCTACTTGGTAACGAATAATTTTATCCATTGCATTTGACAATGAAGTAAAACTACCACAGAAATTGTTTCCAGTTTTTGTTGAATCGATTACAGTGTAGCTGTACTCATCTACTTGGATTTCGTAAGGCGCTAATAATGCGTCAGAAATAATGGATTGTGATTTGGTTTGGCCTTTCACACGGCCAAATGCTTTTTTCTCTTCGCTCATATAACTTTTATTTTTAGTACAGTGTAAATATAATTAAGAAAATTATACTTCCCTATTTCGTATATAAATATATCTAATTTAAAGAAGCCATAATAAAGTACTGAGAGATGGCATCTCCTTCAATAAACATTAGATGCATTAATCCATCTTCGTTTACTTTCATTTCAGCTTTATCGAAGTTTTTATTTGCTGTTAATATTTCACGTAACACATCTGATGGAAATAATAATGGAGCAAACGGCATTCCTTCGGTTTTGGATGGAATATTGAATTCCAATTTATTAGCATATCCTGATGGATCACCTAATATGATACGTGCTGTATCGTTATGTGGTTCTAATGTAAATGTTTTAATATCTGGTCCTAATGCTTTCTTACAATCAATAAATCGAGTAACGAAATCGGGCTCCATATCGTAATGCAACTGATAAGTTACATCAATTGCATTTGGTGTTTTAGGGATTAATGATATATCTGATGCTGAAAACATCATTTTGTATTGGTTATCTTCAATTAGTAGTTTTTCTACAATACCGAATTTCTCCTGGTACTGAATATCTACATTCGTATCTAGGATATGTAGTAATTTTAATAATGGGGATGTTTCGAATATACCGAATTCAGCATTTGGTAATTCAATTGGTAATACAACTTCACCTACTACATCACGATTAGTAGTAGAGAATGGAATTGTTAACACATTATTTTTAATGTTGAACTTAACTGCTTCAGTCAGTCCATTCAGATAATATTTTTCAATACTATCTACTAATTTACGTTTATCGATCATAACCTTAATTTAATGAAGAAATCTAGTTTAGCTTTAAAAGCATACCAATTCCCATATAAGCATTTGGACGCATAGAACCTTCATGTACGTTACCACCAACTTGTAATTGAAGTAAATTGTCATTTAATGATTTACGAACAATTGATAATCCAAATGATTGGAATGGTTGTGTAAAGTTTGTAGTCATATGTGGGCCCATATACCACTGTACTATCTTTGGACGGTATACTTCTACAATTCGTTCCTTAACTTTTGGTTTTACATCAGCAATCCATCTTCTACTTACTAAGCGATTATGTGAGATTGTATCTGTAATTATAACATTACCAATTCCATCTTCTAATGTAAGTGTTTCTTTATGTACATTTTTTGGATAGTATTGTTGTAGGATAGCAACAGTATCTAATGCTGTAGGAGCAGTTGGTACTGGTACCATTGTGTATTTTAATACTTCAACTGTTTTAGTAACTGTTCTAACTCGTGGTTTTGGTGCCTTAGCAACAGGTACAATTATTGGTTTTGGTGCTGGAACAGGAATTGGTATTACTTTAGATACGGTAGCAATTCCGTTCTTATATGTTTTAACAATAATAAATTTTTGTTTTTGGCCAAACGCTGACACTCCCATCAGCATTAGTAGTAGTATGTATAACTTTTTCATCGTATATAAATATATATTTTTTAATCAAAAGTGAAGAACTTGTTAAAATTAGCATTAAATATAGGCATTCCCCATCCAATATCGGAATATAGGCCTTCAATTTTGTTTTTCATTACTGAATCAAATAATAGTCCTCTATTAATGTATTTTTCAATAAATTCAATAATTTGTGGAGGATCATTATAGCCGTTAAATCCGATACAATCAATCTTAAATGGATTATCTTTTAAATAAGCAATTAGCATTTTATCGCCAATCTGGAATTTAGAGTATTGTTTATCTAATCCTTTAAATTGTAGTAAGTCATTATAGCGAATAGCAGCTTTAGTATTGATTGGACATTTTAATCGTAATTTACTAAATATCTCACCATTTCTAGGACGTGAATCAATATATGATCCTAATTGTTTTAGGCCAGTCGGTTTCAATAGCTGACGCCAATCAATTGTGTTTACCTTAGTTTTAAAATCAAGTATTTGCTTATCGATGTCTTGTTTTTGTTTACCGAACATGATTTGATTTAGAATCGACTCACCAAATTCACGGAATAATGGTGGAAAATTCGATTTCATCAGATCTAATCCCTTCATGTCTAGCTCTTCAACTGTAACACCTTCCTTATTTACAATATACATTGCGTAACGACGTTTACCTGAGAAGTAGCCCCGTTCGATTACTACTTCTTGTTTTAATTCAAAGTAGTGAGGTCGATCATGTAAATTAAATAAGTCAACTACTAGTGTATCTAAATGTTTATTTGCTAATAATTGAATCTCGGTAGCAATCTCTAATGTAGCTGCAATACAAGCCGCTTTATCAGTTAAATCAACACCTTCAGCTCGTAGTAAATCCTTAACATGAATGAATAATGAGTCGGTATCTGAAGTAATAATATAATCTTTATTATTTGTACCTAATCGCTCATTCATTATTTTATTACAGAATATAATCGATTCTTGAGTTAATCGTTGTCCTGTTAATGTAATAGCTTTAGATATCATTTTATGACCATCAGTGTAGCGCCATGAGTTTAAAGCAAATACACCATACACGTCATTTAATTTAATTTTATATGCATGTTGGCGTCGGTTATAAAACTCACCCATAACAGTATCACCTGCTTTATATGCTTTTTTCATTAAATTCTTATACTCGACACGTTTATTAAACCAGTCAGTTAGAATTTCACATACAACTGATTGTTTATTTTTATCGAATATAACACCAGCAGCTGATATAATTAGGTTATTATTTTTAACGAAATTATACATTATACCTGCTGTGGTATCTGTTAGCTTTAATGTTTTATCTGGTAGTAGTTTTTCGACTGTAATCTTAGTGTTTGGGTCCATGTGCTTCAGCTCATCTAAGGACCACTGACTATCAGTTTTATGTTTGTTTACAATTCTACCTACTAGCGTTTCAATACCAATATTTAAAGAACGAATAATAGATGGGTATAGCGATGTAAAGTCTAAGTCAATTACCCACTCGTATAGGCCCGGTTCTGGATCCTTTAAATATCCACCGGCATATTCAGATAATTCAATAATTTCATCTAATTGTTCTTTAGTGATTTTACCTGTTTTGTAATCAAATTCAGCTTTCTTACGTGATAATCCACCTAATTTAGGATTTGATGTAGTCGGTTTATTAGGCGATACAATATTCTTACGTTTTAGGTAAGTTAAAATAGCACCATCATTTAGAGCCGTTGAATAATAGATGTTATCGTAGGTAGTATGACATAGGTGACCAACAGTAACTGTTAGATCGATAAATTTCATTTTTTCCTCTAACTTAACTAGAATCTCAACGTCGCGAATGTTATATTCGATAAATTTCTGTACGTCTTCCTTAAATAATTTATCTAATGAACCATAATACTCAATTTTACCTAACTTAACGTATTTAGTTCCAATATTACCTAATGCGTATGATGGTTCTTGTTTAGTTACATATTTTTTAAATAGTAACATATAATCTAGGTGATTTAAACCACCAATTTTAACTACTTGCTCGCCATCATTTTCACCTACAGCTACTTTTCTAATCGGAGATAAGCGGTCAGCTTGCGTTTTACCTAATACTTTGGCAATTCTGTTGTATGTGTAAGGCACATCGAAGAATTCACTATTCCACCCCGAGATTATCGTAGGATCTAATTCATTCCATTTATCTAGGAACGTTTGCAGCAGGATTTTTTCCGAAATACAAGAGATAACAAATGTATTATCTTTTTCAGAATTTGTAAGTAATTGATCTTCATCTAGAATATAGCAATAATATTGCTTTAACGAATTATCATATAAAGCAATTGATGTAATTTTAGTTGGAGCATTAGCTACTGTTTGTGGTGTTAATGCACCTGCAATTTCGCACTCAATATCAAAGAATACCGTATTGTGAAATTCTGGTGTATCATCTGATTCTGAGTATAAATCAACTAGTACTCGAGTGTGTTTATCAACGTCTGTTTCGTAGCAATCACCTGAGTATGTTTTAGTAGGTGATACTTTATCCCCAAACAATGTTAAATAATGTCCTTTGGTATCTGGTTTGAAAAATGTGGGTTGGTACTCGAATGAGTTCCAACCCAATTTATCATCACGTAAGTGATATTTCTTTTCTCTAGAATCGTAATAGATTGATTGATACATATAACCTTTTTGTTATAAACATAATTAAGAAATTAATTTTCTCTACGGTCTTCTCTAGGATAAAATTCAAATCTATCATGTTCAGTTGGTGTTGCTAATAATATTCCTGGATTGAGTATTTTATCAAGTGTTTGTTGATACATAAATGACATCCAAGTTTGTTCATATGGATAACCCCATTTAGTATCTAAGAACATTTTTTTATTACCTTCACGGGATACTACTTGAGGCCAGTTACAATAATATACTTCACCAGTTGCATAAGGTAACCCATTTAATGATTTTATATTTTTAAAATTCATATTAGGGGCAGCATTCACATCACTAGTTATTTTAACTGGTCTTTCAGGAAATAATTTAGCTCTAACATCAGCAGGAACATTATGCCAAGCCCATTGTTTAGAATTATCACCATAAAACTCACTAAAATTCCATTTTAAGAAATCAAAATTTTCAGTCCAAGCAATACGCATCATTGTATTATAGAAGTCATTAATTTTTCTCCTAAATCCGTTTCTGCAGAATTCATCATTACCTAAATAAAAGAACATATCATCTTCAAAGAAAAAATGATAATCGAATCCATTTTCATCAGCGTGTTCAGCTATGAATTGACGTCCACCACATATTCCAATATTATCTTTTTTAATTGCTTCAAATCCATACTTTTTACATAACTTATTATATTGTTTTGTAGTTGTTAGATCTGTAGAATTATTTAATAGGTATTTTTTAGGTTTATCTAAGAAGTTCTTATCATATAATTCAAACGACATACATAATTTTTCAAATTGAGATGGGGAATTATAAGTTAAAACATATAATGCGGTATTATTTACATCATGGTCATTTTGTAATATTTCATTATTACTTTGATTTAAATTTTTTAATGTATCATTCTTTAAATTTTCAAAAAATGTACTTAATAAACCATTTCCTTCAATTTCAAAATATTGGAATAATTCTGGATGTTTATAAAGTAAAATAGTAAATAATGATTCTTCTGTACCCATATACCCACTAGATAGGGAATCTATCAATAATGAATAGTACATGTTATTTACTTCGGCAATTAAATCTTTAGGTCCTCCAAAAATACCTCCACGACACACTTTATCTACTTCTCCTTGAGCATATTCACACATTGGTTCGTAGGTAAAACCATGTATTTCAACTTTACCATCATATGGGAAAGCAACAAATGAAAATTTATTAAAATATTTATCTAATTTAGATAGAACTTTATCATGCCAGAAATAACCTTCATGTACTGTATTTGTTAAACCACCATCAACCCACACTAAATGTGTTGAATTAAATTTATCAAATATTCTAGCATCATTCATTAGAAACATCTTAGACATTACTAATGGATTGTATAAATCTAATTTAGCTTGTGTACTTTCTGGTAGCCATCCTGATTGGTTATACCAATTTTCATTGGTTCTAATTTTTTGTATTAAATCATAATATTCATTATTTTTAAACCAATCTAACTCACGAATAATCACTTGAGTATTTTCAGATGAACGTCGTTCCCATACCCATTGTTCATATTCTGGTTCTATAAATACAATAAAATTGTCTGGTGATTTTAGTAATTTGTCTAAATTATTTAAATAATGATCAAATGAACGAGACCATCCCTCAGATAATTGATCTCTTTTAATATCCCAAATTCCCGTAACTATAGTTGTACTCATTGTAGTTGTTCTAAAACTTTATAAAATGACCGATTTCTAATAAAATATAAATTATCTTCATTTAAGTAAGCCTGAATGTTATTTTCATGCCACCATGTATCAAAATAATCAGTAGTAAATAATTCAGGGTAATTATAATAAAGAACTGTTAAGATATTCTCTTCATGCCATTGAATTTTATTATATTCTTCTATAATACTATTAACCCCATTATCAAATTTAATAAATAAATCATTAATTAACTTACTATCACCTCCGATAACACCTCCAATAACATGCCACTTTCCATCATATTCATTAATAAAACATTCTTTAGGTTCATGAGCCCAAAAATTCAAATGATTTTCTTTTAATATCAAAAAGCATTTATTTTCGGTTTGATTATTTAAATTAGATAAGAATGTATTATTAAATAATGGAGATGAATAATAACTTTCACCTGAAAAATAATCACCTTTACACTCCATGTATTTGTCGGGGATTAAACCAGTATATGATAAACCCGCGTCAAACCAATAAACTCTATCATAATCTGATGTAGTTTCTTCTTTCATCCAATATAATTTCATATATTGGACTTCTAAACATCTATCTGATGTTTTAGCGTCTTCAAAATTTTTATACTGTTCAAATTTATCTTTCCAATAATGATTATCTAAATCATAAGTTTTAATAGTAAGATTTTCATACTCACCTAAATAGTTAGTTAAATTCTCTACTTCTTCTTCAGCTGTATATAATACAAAATCAGCATTTGTCATTTTTAACATTGACTTTACTGAGTTTATGTAATGATATCCTCTATTTATTCGTCCACCGAATTTAGTACCGTAAAGGTTACTATATATGCATGTTACTATCTTTGTTTTCATTAAGATATTAAGTCTTTAATTTTTAAAAATAAATTATACTCTTTAGAATTAAAATATTCATTTTTAATTTGATGAATTATTGGAAGATATTTATTATATAATTCAGTTTCATTTGAAATAATATGTTTTAGTCTATACTCAATTTCATTTTTATCTTTTACTATATCAGTAAAATTAAATTCATCTAATTCACTTAAATATTCATTAAAATTTGAACACCCAAAATAAATAGGTATGGTATCGGTTAAAATACAATCCCAGAATTTTTCACTAATGTAGTTTTTTTGTATTGTATTCTCTCCTGAAATTGAAAATTTGTAATTATTAAGTCCTAACATTTTATTCCATATAGCACCTTTTACTTGTTTTCCGTTTTCTTCCCAATATTGACCATAAACATCAATATTAAAATTATTCTGAATTAAATATTCTACTATTTTAACTCGATCCTCATATATAGTTTGATATAAATCTGTATTGAAATTATAATGAGTTTCGTATGAGTTTCTAACTATGGTACTAATAGATTTATTCTTATTAAATTTTTTATTAATTAAATTACTATAAGTCCAATCATATTCAGATTCAGCAAAATTAATCTCTCCATGTCCCCCATATAACATATAAACTAAATGTTCTTTATATGCTGGGGTATCTTCATATCCTTTTTTATCATGAACTATAATATGATTACTTATTTCATGTAAATGAGTTGAATTATTACCTGACCATAATGGCTCCATTGTAAAGCAAAATGTAGTATCTTTACTTTTTACAATAGTATCATGACTGGGTCTCCCAAATATAAATAAAGCTTCATACGAATTATCATGAACAAATTTAATCCCATCTAATTGATTTGGATCTGTAACAAATTGTTTAATTACCCTATCAGTAATATTGTGAGAATTAGTCCACCAACAATCTATTTTTACTTTCATAGTTTGTTTTTATTATTTCTAAAAAATGACTCATATGGATATTGAGTAGCATCTGATTGTACTTTAATATATTTTGCCCCAAACATTCCTTCAATCCCTGTATCATCTCCCGATAGAATATATTTTGGATTATTATCTAAACTAAACATAAATTCTCGATTAAATGCTGAATATTTAGAAACACCTGGGCGGATGTTTTCATCTCTAATCCAATTTCCAGATGGTTGAATACCACCAATACTCCATTCAGTAACATTTCTATTATATTTACTTACATATCTCCAAATAATGTCACCATCTTCCTCTCCAAATCCTAATAATCGCTCATCAAAATAACCTAATTCATCTAATATGTCTTTATGAACGGCATAATATTGGAATGAACTGTTAATTCTACAAATATCTGGGTGTTGATGAGTTAAATTTTGTTCTATCGTTGAAAAGAAATCATCAGATGTTAATTCTAAATCATCTTGGAGGATTACAGTCCAATCAGTAGTTGAGTGAATACATAATGTATTTACTAGTTTAGCTAATCCTCTTTGTTCTGGAAAAAATATTGGGTAAACGTTTTGATATTCTAAACATAATTTTAAAATAGATTTCCTGTATTCGTCATCAAATAATTGTTGATAATTTCCATTTATAGCAACTATAATATCAGCGTCTGTTTGACTTCTAATTTGGGATAAAAACTTAGTAAAGTAATCTAAACGATTAATAAAAGTAGTAATTCCTATGGTGTATTTTTTATCTGTCATAATATAATTTATTACCCCAATCAGTAAAATGAGGCAAATGATAAGGTGAAATATTTGTTATTGGTTGACGATTTATTTTTCGTAGTAATTTATCTAAAGCATCTCCATCTTCTCCTCCCCACGTAGTAAATACAGGATCAAACCCTCCAATTTCTTTTAATGGTTTTGTGGGTGTAATAAAGAAGGCTCCTAATCCTCCAACACAACCATTTCCAATAGCATAATTAAAATTGGTTTTTGATTTTAATGTTTTATTTTCATAATCAACAAACTCATCCCCACTAATTTTTTTCCAATCAAAATTATAAACAAAATCGGAATCTAAATTGTTGTATAAATCTAAAATTAATGGATATTCTTCTTCATCAAAGAAACAGTCTGAATCTATAATTGATATAAAATCACTTTTTGAACGATCTAATGCTATGTTTATTTTTTCTGAGCGTTTATATACTGATAATGGGTAAGGAATATGAATTGAATTTTCAATTATTTTATTAGGAGAGAAATCATACACTATATAATTAACATTACCTCCATTTTGGTTAATAAAATTAACTAATTCGGTATTTTTCTCAATAGTGAACAAAACATTACGTTCTCTATCACTATCTTCCCTACCATCGGTCCAAAATAAAGTAATTAAATCCCAAATTTTATTTTGATTTGTCATATATCCAACAAGCACCTATTACAGATATTTTTTCTTGCCCAAAGAATTCGTTAACAGCAGGATAAACACCACAATCATAATGATAATCATGACCCGATATAATCCCGGTTGATTTTACTTTTGGAGCCCACGCTATTAAGTCTTTTTTTACGCTTTCATAATCATGTCCTGCATCAATGAATACAAAATCTAAGCTATCATCTGCGTAATTAGAAGCTGCGTCCCATGATACATCTTTGATAATATTAATTTTATCCTTTACAGGTTCTATATTATTTAAAAATATATCATATAAATTTTCAAATTGATCTTCTTCTAATTCTTTAGATGTTGGAACATATTCCCAAGTATCAACACAATCAAATTTTATGTCTTTGTTTGAGTTTATAATCTCAACAGCCATAAAGCAAGCACTCATTCCCTTCCAAACCCCCACTTCAACGAAGTGAGAGTTTGTTGGAAATTTAGATACTATTGAAGAGTATAAATCTTCATAATTAAACCAGTTTTCACTGTTTACATTTTTATAAAAATGCTCCATTATAAATTACCTTCTATTTTATCACACCATCCTTTTGATATTGAATGTGGCCAAACAATCCATTTAGTTGGTTTACCACCATAATTAAATTCCCTCCAAACTTTACAATAACCATCTGGATCGTTTTTCATGCGTTTGATTTCATCGCTATCAGCATCCTTTCTAAATATAGTTTCTCCAGTTTCATTTTCAAATGCTACACACCAGAAATCATAATCATCTTCAGGAACGCGATCATACCCAACATCAATACAATGTTTAAATATTGTTAAAAATGCGTTTTCGTATTCAGTTTCATCTTCAATTACTGGATTAGGAGCAAATTTATTATCTAAAGTATACTGCTGCACACCTCTAGTTTTAAATTTTAATCCAGCATAACGCTCATAATCTTGTAATGTGCGTTCTTCACCAAACCAATACTGTCCAATATTACTACGCATACAAGGTGAACATTCTCCATCCATCCCAAATAATGAACGGTTTCTGAAGTGAGATGCATTATTTTTAGCTACCCATTCTGGATCATCATCCCAATGTTTTGTTCTACCTTTACGAGTATATTCATGCCAAGCTACTACTTTATGAGGGTGAAATAAATCATATCCATGAGTATAAGCTCTAACAGCAATCGAAATTTCTTCACCATGGAAGTAATAATTTGGATCATGAGGTACTTCTAAAGCAAACTGACCTAAAGTAAAACAGAAGTGAGCTGAATAGAATCTTGCAGGAACTGGTTCAGTCATATCTTCCCATCCTGGAATGGTTGCTGGTAGGAAAAATACAGCACCTTCAGGGATAAATCTGTCAAACGTCATCCACCAAGGTTCTTTAACTCGTTCATCTGGATCGTTTTCAGGGTTAAAACTAGAAATATATGCTGTTAATAATGGTTTTTTATGGCCTTTTTCTTGGAGTTGTTTAATCATTCCAATTAAGGTTTCATCCCAATTTTCAGCAAATCTATGATGTGAATCAATTTGTAATGTATAATCTTCTCCACCATAATGTTGTTGGATTAAATTACGTGCCCAACAAGCCCCTAAAGATGATTTATATTCTACATCTACTATTTTAAATCGAGAATCGTCCCGGTATTTATCTATATCTTTAGAAAATGTATCATCATCACTAAACTGATGAGCAATACAAAATACTAAATTTTCTGGATGTTTAGCATTAGAGATACAATCTTCAACTGTAGGCAACAATTGGGGATCACGGTATGAAGCAATTTGAATAAATATTTTATCGTTTTGCATTTTTTAATTCGTCTTCTGTAAAGAATTGTTTTAAATTTGGGGCGAAATATGATAATGATTTTTGTACTTTACGATCTTCTGAACGATATACAACGTATTTATCACCACGTTTTTCAAAATGGCATGGACGTTGTGAAGCAGCAGCTCTATATTTAGCAGTTGCATCAGCTTCTTCCTCTGTAGCACATGATTTAGATAAATTAGATGCTTGTACTTCACCATATGCAGATAAGAATTTATCTTTTAATCCATAGGCCATAATGCCTGCTGATAGCACGTACATAATATCACAAAAGGCATCCATTACTCCGATAATATCACCATCATCAGCTGCTACTTTATATTCATCTAATTCTTCTTGGATGAAGTTATAGATAAAATCACGTTCCATTTTTTCTGGAATCGTAGGAATGTAATTGTTTAGTTTACCGAATAATCTGTTGAATGTTTCTACTTCAGTAATAAAGTGTAAACGATCAGCATCAATTTCTTTTTTGATAATTTGGTCTTGCCAAGTTTGTTCTGTGTTTTCCATAACTGATTAAATATATGCTTGTAGGTTAAATTTTAACATTTCTAATACTTCTTGTTTAGCTGTTTTAGCGTGGTCAGCAAATACACCTGATACTTCAGACGTCATCATACTAGCACCCATATGTTTAACTCCACGACATGATACACAATTGTGTGTTGCATGCATCATTACCATAATACCTTCGTTACCTACAATTAATTTATCCATAGCATTATGAATAGCCATAGTTAATTGTTCTTGAATAGCGCCTCTACGTGAGAAATGTTCAACTACACGATTTAATTTTGATAATCCGATTACCTTTGATTCAGGACCTGGCACATATGCAATATGACATTTACCTAAAATTGCTTGGTGGTGATGAGAACACATTGATATTACTGGAATATCGCGCTCTAATACAATACCATTATAACCATCTGATGGGAATGCTGTAACATCGCCTAATACTTCGTAACGACCTCTCCATAAATCATTAACGTATGCTTTGGCTACACGTTTTGGTGTGTTAGATGAATTTGGATCGTTTTTCCAATCAACACCTAATGCGTCTAAGAAATTACCATATGCAATAGTTGCATTATCGATAATGGTTTGTTTTTCTTCTACGGTTAGAGATCGCTCTTTACCTTCGGTTTTAATGATTTGTTGTAAATGGAGTGAGATACCATTTGCATTACCTGAATTGGTAATTTCTAAATTGCTAATTTCGCACATAACTTATTGTTTAAATTTATAACTGAATTTAATTAGGAAAGACTTGATTGACAAGTCCTTCCATTATTTAATATTTTAATTGGTATTATTTAATACCTGCAATTTTATACCAGCGATATGAGATTTCGTCTAGTTCTTCTGGTTTTTCATGCATGTTATCTTCAACTGCATTCATTCCTGAAGTATCAGCTCCGTCTACTTTAGTACCAACAATTTCATCGTATTGTTCCATCTGCATTATATCACCATCAGCACACATTTCGATTAATTTTTCAGCTACATCATGTAACATCATATCATCAGTTGCATCTTCGCGAGCAAATTCTAGTAAACGTATAAATAATGGAACATCAACTGTGATGACGTCCATTTTATTTTCTTGTTCTTGGTCTTCCATATTATTATTTGATATAAATATAGTAGAGAAATAAATTAATTACAAATTCAACTTAGAGCCTATAGTAAAGAAGAATGTTGGTTTATCAAATGTAGATGGTATGTTTGATTTGATATTAAAGTTAATTCGGAAACGTTTAGATAACGGAATATCGAATGAATTTCCTAACATAACATTAAAATCTTTATTTACTTTCATTATTGGATCACTTGTAATATAAGATGTCGGAGAATAAAGTAAAAACACCTCAGGTGTGAATTTAATTTTAGTTTTTGTTTCTAATGGTCTCATATAGAATCCAGTTAATGACGGACCATACATTTGATCTCCTGATCCTAAGAATCCAGCAATTAATGATACGTTATAGCCTGCAACACCTTTTTTACCTAATAATTTAATGTAAGTATATCCAGCAAATGTTAAATGGTCTGTAAATGTAGTTGCGTATGTTAATGAATAATTTCGAACGTGACTAATAGCACCGTTTGTAGTATACATTTTAGTATACTTACCTGTTAATGCTAATTGTTTAAAATTCAAATGGATCATTGAAGTAGCACCCCACGATTCATTTCCCATTAACGATGCTTTAGATGCTGATACACCCAGTACTGGAGTAAATGTATTGTCTGCATTTTGCATCAATGCAAAGTCACCTTGTACTACTAATGGATTAGTTGTATTTACTGTTTTAGCTTTCTTTTCGTCTTTTTTACTATCTGATTTCTTTTCGTCTTTTTTGCTTTCACTTTTAGCATCGTCTTTCTTTTCTTCCTTACTTTCAGATTTTGATTCTGATTTGCTTTCTTCTTTAGATTCCGACTTTGATTCGCTTTTAGATTCAGACTTGGCTTCAGCTTTAGCCTCTGCTTTAGCTTCGGCCTTTGCTTCGGCTTTAGCCCCTCCCGGAGATCCACCGCCTCCTCCACCACCACCTCCACCTCCACCACCTGTAGCGCCTCCACCACTTGGAGCGGAACTACCCGCTGATGATGCGCTTGAACTCGCTGTAGATGATGCACTTGATGATGCACTAGATGATGCTGTACTTGATGCTGTGTTAGCGGCAGCACCTGCGGCTGTATTGGCTGCTGTACCTGAAGCTGTGTTTGCTGCTGTAGATGCTGCTGTATTGGCAGCTGTTGAAGCTGCTGTAGAGGCAGCAGTACTTGCTGCTGTTGACGCAGCAGTAGCAGCAGCTGTTTGGGCTGCTGTTTGGGCCGCAGTTTGGGCAGCTGTCTGTGCTGCAACTTGAGCTGCTGCTTGAGCTACTACTGCGGAAATTGTATTTGATATTGTTTGAGTTTGGGTTTGAGCAACTACTTCTTGTGCTTTACACACATATGCTTTCATTTGCTCATTTACCCATAATTGTACCTCACCTTTAGCTGCTTCTTCATATGAAAATGAACGAGCAGAACTACGATATACAATCAATACAGAACCCCCGATCGGAACAGTATATAATACCATCTGTTTCGAACAGGGGTCAAAGTATGCGTTGGTAAGTACTTGTGCCTTACTTAAAAATGAAACGATTAAAAGTAAGAATACAAGTACATACTTCACTTATTACGCTCCTATTGCTTTACTAAATCCATTAGGACAAGTTCTAGTACATACTAAAGATGCAACAACTGGTGCTACTGCAGCTCCGATTGCAATACCAACTCCTGCTGGAGTAGCCCACAATGCAGCCGAATCTAAACTATAGTAAATACAATTTGAACATACATTTTTCAATAATTGTGGATCAACACTTCCACCAACACCAGGTATTGATAAAAACCCATCTGCCACTATTGAACCCATTGCTGTTGCTACTACTGATTTAGCTGCCATATCTGCCGTATAAAGAACCGGTGTAGCCATCAAAGATAATGTAGTTGAAGTTGCTGCTCCAGCTGGTTGTGCTGGTGTAAATGCTGCAACACAACCCATAGAGATTGCCGCAGTTATTCCAATTGTACAAGCATTTGCATCAGCCCAATTATATGCAGCTACTGCACCTGCTGCTACTATTTCAACACCCGCAACAATTTGTTGTTCAGCTTGTTTAGATAATTGAACAAATTCGTTTTGAGTTACATCAAATCCTACCTTTGCAAATTCTTCGGTAGTACTTGCAATAGTACAAGCTGCACTTTCTACTCTGTGTGCACTATCGGTAGCAAATGCTACTGAATAGTTGTATGCATCTTCTACACTACCTATTGCAGTGTTTATACCACTTCCAATTGGTTGAATTACGTTATCATTAATTGCATTTCCTGCATCTACAAATGCATTACCAATTGGCTGAATAACATTATCATTAATTGCATTTCCCGCATCTACGAATGCGTTTTCAATTGCTTTTCCGGCTCCGCCCATATTTTTTTTTAGTTTAGTTTATTTCCATTCTCATTAAATATAACTCGTTGTTTTCAAACCAATCTTTGAATCCAAACATTTTTGCTAATTTCTTTGCTTTTAGGTTACCTTTTACAGGTGCTCCATATATTTCATTATATCCTTCTTTTTTAAAATTATTAAGAATACCATCATAGATATACATCATTCTTTTAAAAAAGGAATGTGACCAAATATTCTCATCAAAAGTTATATGCATTGCAATCTTACTTTTATTGAATAGATAATCACATTCTACTAATACATCTTTATCTTCATATAACGTTACTCTTACTGATGACATAATTACTTTCTATTAAACAAGCAATTTGTAATACTCTTTAAAATGTTTGATGCGATCTGGTAGACCAATTGTACCACCATTAACGCGTTTTGTGATTTGAGTAACTACAGCATCGGAAGCTCCACTATCAGCCATCTTGTGTAATCCGTTTTTAGAGAAAAACCAAGCAGCTGAGAGCAAGGCATATTTCGATGAAACCACATCTGGGTTAGACAAAATGTCTTCTCCAATGGACTTACCGAATGCTGTATAGTTCTCTTTTCCAGTTAGTTGTATATAACCTCTTCCACGAAACTTATATCCTTCACCTGATGCTTCATTGCCATTACCCATTCTACCTCCGTATACTTTGGCAGCAATTTTAGCAGGTTTACGTTCGTATTGAGCAGCTAATGATGCGTTTGGAAAATATTTTTTAAATATTCCCATTAGACCTTTAGCTGAATAATTTAAATTTTCTTGAGTTGCACGGAACCCACCTGATTCGTGTCCGCACTGTGCTAAAAAGTGAGCTAAACGTAATGGTGTATTAATACCAAATTTAGCTGCTGTATCAGGAATCATTGCGATTACTGCATCTGGAATGTGTCCTTTTAATTTAGATAATTTTAAATTACCTGAATTAGCAATTGGAGCAGAAGGTGCAGCAGGTGCAGCAGCTACTGGAGCAGCACCTCCAAACATTTTTGCCCAAGTACCAGCACCCACAATACCATCAGCTGTTAATCCATTAGCTGATTGCCATGCTTTAACAGCGGCGTCTGTTTTAGGTCCAAATTTACCAATGGCTTCTATACCTAATTTTGCTTGAAGCTTTTTTACATCTTCACCCTCGGATCCTAGCTTTAATAGCATCGTTTATTGTTTTTATAGTTAATTATTACAGTTGTACTCTTTGTTCTTAGAATTGGATTTTATCCAATTTGTAAGTTAAACCTAAACCTGGTGTGAAATTAGATCCTACTAAGTTTCCAATAACCCAAATTTTAAGCCCTTCAGATTTTAACGGAGCATATCCTATCCACACGTTAGGCTTATTAACATTGTCTACAGGTTGGATACCCATACCTAACATTAAACGCTCGCTAGCAAACATACGGATAACACCAAATTTCATAGTTTTATCAAAACTACCTGTTTTAGTAGATACCATTGGATCAGCATCATACTTGAAACCAGCATAAATACCCCATCCTTTTTTGATATAACCACCTGTTAAGTATCCGTCCATACCTTTATTAGTAGCGGAACCGAAAAATTCTTGTGCATTAGCAGCTACTGCAGACAAACACAAAATTGCAATCAATAATAACTTTTTCATAGTTTAATTTTTAAATATATTCTTTTTTATCATACGTGATACTATCCTAGAAGCTGCTGTTTCCAACGCTTTTTTGGTGGTAATTCCGATTGTTGATTGATTAAATTTAATTTCATCAAACGAATCAGATAACGCACCTTGTTTTACTGTACTTGCTTCGCCTAAGCCTGAACCAGTGATGTACTCAGCAGTCTCAGCGTTAACGAACTTAACTTGTAGACCCAACCGGGTAGTTTGAGTTTGCTTAACACCATCTTTTAATTTTAATTGCTCGTCTTCAGAAACAGAGAAGTCGTATACCTCTACATATACAAAATATTGTGCAAGCTTAATTTTTCCTCTACCATCTAATTTATTTTCTGTAAAACCCGATTGAGACGCCTGGAATTGTTTTACCATTCTGTTCTTAATCTCGGCTTTATCTTCAGTAAATGTAAATCGATTAGTTTCTTCTAAAAATTCAACTACAATATTTGTTAATCCTAAACCAACACGTTTGTCTTTAAGTTCTGGATACATTGCAAATATCTCATCTGTAATTCCAATACTCAATAATTGAATTGGGATTTTAGGTCCTTCATAATCCGATACAACATCAATTGATTGTTTCTTTTCAAAATCAGCTTGGTATGTTTCTGTCTTTACAGAACCAATAGTTTGTCCAAGCATTGGTAAACATAATAAAGACAGGAATAATACCAATAAATTAGCCTTCATATTCTTCTTCTTTTTTTTCTGCTTTAGTAGCTTCTGATATTTGTTTTTTCATTCCTGTAAATTTATCTACTGAAGATAAACCTAATGAACCGAATGCAAGTAATGCTACTGCATTTACTAATGATTCTGCTGGGGCTATATGTGCTTCAGAGAATGAATTTTGATACATTGTAATACACAATGTTAATGCAGCTAATAAACCAACAAATCGTTTTGATGATACAGCACCTTTTTCATCAGCTAGTAATGAATTAGCACCTGCCATAAATTTTTTTAATATTTCCATTTTACCAAGGTTGTTTTGAGATTTTAGCCGCTATTTGGTTTGCTTTCTCATTCTGATTAGTAAAATGTAGGTATACAAAATACATCTGAGTGCTAAAGCCAACTATAATTCCAGCTAAAACTAATTTTGAATAAATTTTATATACCTTTTCCATTTTATTATTCTTCTATAGATTCTTCTATATCCTTTATTTTACCACACTTTAAACATTCTTCATCCCCATCACCGTCTGAGTCACCCCATACGTGTTCGCATTGTCTATGTTCAAAGTACATGTCAATAACACCATCACCATCAAAATCAATACCATCAAATTCCCCATCCCCATCTTCATCAACTTCGATACCGGTTCTAGGTTCTGGTTTAGGTTCTGGAGACGGTGTAGGAGTTGGTGCATCACCTCCTTTAGTATCGGATAATGACACACCATCTTCCTCGTCCATTTTCTGAACCAACATTTTATCTTTGTCTGTATCAGAGAACCAGTAATCAATTATTTTACCATATGAACCAATAAAGGCTCCAAGTAATAGTAATAATAATTCTTTCCATTCACCTTCTACATTAGTTCCTCTAACTATAGCAACGAATATACCACCAATTATTAACATAAACCCACCTAAAACCATAGCGGTAATATACCATCTACGTTTCATCATTTGGTTTAATAGTTCCTTAAATCCCGTAGGAGTAGGTTGTGCCATAGGTTGTTCTTCTTTAAATAACTTCATTTTTAATTACCATTTAGGAGCTTCTTCTAGCTCTTCTTTAGCTGTTTTAGGTTTTGGTTTAGCTGGAGCAGCAGCTGGTTTTACACCACCACCTCCACCACCTACAACATTCTTTTGTTGTTGTGTGTTGTTAGTAGTAATATTGATTACTGGAGCTGGTGCTGTTACTGCTTGAGGAGCTGGTTCATCACCTTCACCTGTAAGAGTTTTTGTGACATACCCACCAACACCTAGTGCTACTGTGCTTGCTAGACCAATAATGATGCTTTTAAATGATCCTCCTCCTGAGTTTTCTGATTCTTCTGCCATGTTATTTTTAACGTTTAATTACTAATGGTTTTTTAACTGATACACCATTGATATCAGTTAATGTTATATCGTATATTCCATCTTCTAAATCTTTGAAATCATATATTTTAGTTACAATTTCTGATTCAGCAGTTAATGGTAATGTTTTTACAGGTTCAGTAGCAGCAAATTTGTATACTTGTACAGAGTACTTAGCTCCAGTCGTAACCGCGTATTGTACTGTAACTTGACCACCTGTTGATACTACACTGAGTATGTCGGTAGATTTTGCTGTAACTCCTAATTTAATGTCAGGTGTTGATAATACTTCCATATCACTGCATCCTGCGGTAATAAATATAAGGCCGATTAAAACAATTGATAATATATTTTTCATATTTAAAAGTTATTATATCCTGTTAATTTTATTGTTTCTGTATTTAAGTTAATTCCTAGCTGAGATCCGTTAGTAGATGCGGCATCTGTTGCAGTAGTTATTTTAATAAATGAATTAATATCTAATCCGTTTTGTAGAGCTGTAAATTTCAGTTTGAATGGAACTGTATTACCTGATAATGGAGTTTTTAATTTCTGATCAATTGCTCCAAATTTTACCTTGCCTGATGCTGAATTAGCAAATACATACCAATCAGCTGGTACTTCTGAACTCATTGAATCAAATTTAACTTTATTTGGATCGTATGCAAATTCAAATTGCAATGCAGCTACATCTTTTCCATTTGTATTAACTGCAACTGGTATTTCAATTGTATTTGAAGTTACTGTTACGTTTTTAATATTAACATCAATAGCAGGAACAGATTGAGGAGTATTAATAAATGATTCAGTACGGTTCATAATTGGACCAGCAGCATATCTTTTATTTGCAATACTTTTATTTAATGAAACTACAGCGTTTGTAGCTACAGCTCCATTTATTACTACTTGAGATGAATGAGAACGATTTATATCACCAGGAAGTACATATTTTACATTAATTGTTAATGGTGTTCCTGGGGTAGCTGGAGTAGTGTATTCATAAGTACGCTGTGCATTAGTAGGTAATGTAGTAAATACGTTAGATGGGGTAGCAGCATTGAATTCAGCAGCTTTAAACGTAGGTAAACTCATCCACCCATTAGACCCAACTGTATATCCTTCTGGTAATACGATTAATTGATTAACACCAACTGCTTGTGCATATAATTTAGTTAAATCACCACCATCGAATCCGTTTGATCTGTTAACATCTACCGCCCAATATCCCATACCAGTTATAATACTAGTATTTTTATATGTTCTATCTAGATTTTGAGATACAAATTCTGCTTGTGCTGTTGTATAATCCGATACTGATACTGCTGAGTTCATTATAGCTGGTAATTGATCCATATTGGCCATTACCATAATTTGATAAGCTGTATTTGCAGTTAATAATGAATCTACAATATTTACTGTACCATTTGCGGTTACATTAAACATTGGTCCTGTATTATCAGCTTTTTTAAATAATACTTTAACGTGAGTTGGATTAATATTTCCATTCAAATCCAATACCGCTTTAACAAATTTCTTAGCGTCTGGATTTTGGGTGATTACTGTAGTTAATGGTATTTCATTTAAACAAGCACCTGATGAACCATTTTGATTAAATGATGCAGCAAAGTTCATTTTAATTGGATCCCAGGCATCACCTACTGCTGTTGTTTTTAATCTAAAGCGAAGTCTTAATAAATCACCATATCCATTATAAGGTAGTGGTGAATTAGTAGCCCAGTTTAAATAAACACGAATAATTGTTTTAGGACCACCTTGAGTAAAACTGTATCCCGCATTGTTGTAATTTTGATTACCATTAGGGGATGTGTTATTACCATTTCCAGCAAATGAATAACCTGGATATGTGTAATTATCCATTGTAATAGAAGCACCTGCAGGAAGTACACCACCATTACCACCTGTTCCAGTATTAATTACATTAATAAAATCAAATGCAGCATTATTAAATTCAAAATCAAAATACAATGAACGAGCAGTTGTATTTCCATTACCATTTAATTGAACATTAACGATGAATTCATCACCTTTATCAATTACTCCACCAGCAATATCTACCTTAGTAGAGTCATCAGCTAACCTAATTTTAGGTTCTTGCGCAAACGCGGTTAAACTTACTAATGATAATAGTAAGAATAATAATTTTTTCATATTTTGTCTAATAATTTAGTTGTTAATGAAACCGATGCTTTCTTCAACGCATTTGATAATGATGTTTGATTAAAACCACCTGCTTCAGAAATAACTAAAGTAGACATTGATACTTCGCTTGATTTTTCTGTTGCTGTTTTTGTTTTGACGACTTTATCGCCCTTTAATAATTTACCCACCATACTAATAACGACGGATTGTTTATCTTGGTGCATTATACCTATGCTTACATTTGATGATTCAACATCTAAGAATACGATGTCGACTTGTACTGAATAATCAGCAGCGTCTTTAGTAGGTACTAATGAATAATTTTCGGATAATAGTTCTTCAACTATATTTTTAACACCAAATGCTAAATTGCGGTTTCCTGCTAATTTACCAATTTGGATTTTGTTTTCTACATTATGTAAAAACAATTTAGGAGTTTGCGCTTGGCTAATGAATGATGCCAAAACTAATATTAATATAGATATAATTTTTTTCATGATGAGAACTAGGTCTATCATAAATATAGTATATACTACAAAATCAAATTTGAATATTATAGGCGTAGTGTGGATTTTTCAACGAACATTATGGCAATTTGTCGTTTTCGTGGAAGTGTTATATACGTATTGTCGAACAAAATATAAAATAAAATGCCATTATTAGCAATTTCATTATTAATTAGTACATTATTTAGCGCGGTTTTAGTCAAATTTGACAATGCTGAGCGGAAATCAAAACAACCCATCTCTAACCGCAGACATGCTGGTGGAAGAAACGGGTTGTTAAATATTGATAAAGACTTATCTGTTTAGTAAAATAGTTATACCTATAATGTCATAGGTTCTATTTTAACGTGCTCTAACGAATCTTTTTCAATGATTTGTTTGAGCACTTTGATTTTTTTCTTAGTTTGAGTAAGATCCTTTTTATGTTGGGTTAATTTATCATCGGTTTTTTTCTCTTTTAACCAACTAGATGCAAAATCAGTTTTTTCTGTTTTGTTTACATCATCCCACATTTTACGATATTCAAGCGCTTTAATTTCTGATTGAAGCTTTTGCTCCATTATCATCTCATTGCTTAATTTTTGTCTGTAAAATGTCATGTCTTGATTAGGCATCGGACCACCTACGGCCAAACCAAGCATTATAAGTAACTCTTTTAAGTCTAACATAACTATCCTTTTAGTAATTGTTTTTTATTATCATTGCACTCACATTTACATTTAGGGCAATCAAATGCTAATAGAGTACAAATACATCCTAAACCAAATCCAGCCAATGAGGCAATTGCAATTGTTGTTATCATAATAATAAATATTAAATTTCAAATAGGAAATTTATTACCATTCTTCTATCCGTTTCTCGTGGGGAAGAAGATGTGTGTATGGTAGTAGAATCAAATACTACTGCTGTATTTGCTTTTGGTGTTATTCGTTTGGTTATAACCAACTCATCCGTTCTATCCTTAAAATCTGGCATATTATTATACGTTTGGTTAAACATGTAGGTATCTCCATCAGAATCGTTTAGATAATACAATAAAGTACAAAACTTACCTTTATCGTTTATATCCGAATGTGGTGGATGAAAATGATTTATTGGATATAATGGATCCTTCATCAACATATTTGCCTTTATACGTAATAAATTGGTTGGTATAATTCCATGATGAATTAGTTTATCCTTAAATGGGTTCATTGATTCAATAAATTTAAAAGCTTGCTTGTGGGAAAAAAACGTATGTATAAATTGGTTACTTTCAGTTACATTACTGCCACCATGTAATTCACTATAACTAGTATATGGTATGTAATACCAATCGAATACATTACTTGTAACCAATTCAGTTAAGTCTTGGTATTCTTTATCCGATAAGAAGTTTTCAATAATTCTCATATGTTTTTTAGAGGTATGCTTACTACAACCTCATTTGTTTATTTGTTACCCGAGCAGGATTCGAACCTACCATAAGCGCACCAAAAACGCTTGTGTTACCGCTACACCATCGAGCAATTTACTGTAGCCCCAACGGGAATCGAACCCGTGACTCATCCGTGAAAGGGACGTGACTTAACCGCTTGTCGATAGGGCCATTACTGAGCTTCCGGTCGGGGTCGAACCAACGGCCTGCTGATTACAAGTCAGCTGCTCTACCATCTGAGCTACGGAAGCAATTTAGGAAAGTGGAAGATGGGTGCGTGGACATCTACTTTTATGATTGGCATTTCTAACCGATCGTACCCGCCCTTCCTACAGTTAAAGGATACATCCCAATCAACCTATTAAATAAAACACAATCACTTCACATCTGCAAGTGCAAAAGATTGTCGAGCTAATTGCATATACAATCTAATTGTGTTTTGAGGAGAGTGAGGGATTCGAACCCCCGGTCCTATTACAGACAATAGTTTTCAAGACTACCTCGTTCGACCGCTCTGACAACTCTCCTTACATAATAAACATAATCAGGAAATCTTATATTTCCTAGAGTTGAGTGCTGGATTCGAACCAGCGATTTTATCGTTTTGCAAACGAGTGCGTTTGGCCACTCCGCCAACTCAACTTATGCACACCCTCTAGGACTCGAACCTAGAACAACGGTTTTGGAGACCGTGATGATACCATTTCACCAAAGATGCATATTAACTTATCAGATGAATATTTTATCCCCATATGGGCCACAGCCATTAAGTGTATTACTTTCATTCATCGGCTATCACACGGTTTCACCGCATATGATAAGTTTGTGGGAGTGGAGGGATTCGAACCCCCAATGTCGTAGACCACAGATTTACAGTCTGCTAAGCAACCGTTGCTCAACACTCCCAAATAAAAAGCCCCTAACTTGTGATTAGGGGCCATTTTAATATATTGTACGTTATCTATATTATTCCCCTATCCTAGCCGTTTCCTGCCAAGTCGAAGTACAATATGTAGATGTGTTTTTCATTTCGTATAAATATATGTAACCTAATCTTTTTGCAATTCTTGTTTTAATTTTTCAAGATATAAAATTCCATCCATTAACTCATCCTGAGCGTGATTAATCCAATCGATTTTCTCTAAATCAGTACGATCTAAATCAGTACCATATTTTTGGTTTCCCATACGAGCTCTACGCTCAAATTTAGCAATCACGCTTGCTACCACTGTGTCTACTTTAAATTGATCCATTGTGTCCTATAACTTGTTCTAATGATTTATAATTCATTTCTTCACCATGATAAAATCCTAATTTGATATTATTATTATTGTCTTTAATAATTTCACTAAAACCATATCCTTCACATATAATTCTAATACCATAATTTGGTTTTAATTTATTTGCCTCTTCAATAATATCAAAATCCCACGGCATTTCGGGATCATAACTTTCACACCATTGTTTTGAAAAATCAGCCATAACTTTTTTTATTTAAATGTAACGAGGAAATATTTAAGGAACAAATTATTATTTGAATGTAAATCCAGTTAATTTTTCAATTTGTGCTAATGGTACTTCGTTGTTTTGGAATCCATCAGGATTAGATAAATCATTGTTAAATAGATAAGCATGCCATTTACCTGCTACCTGAACTACTTTCCAACATTGAGTAGGAACTGATACTAAACCAATCTTTTTTGCCTCACCAACTGAGCCACTCCATACTCTTACTTTTGAACTAATTAATGCCCAATTTCGGGTTGCGGTTTCTAATGATTTCCAATCTCCAGCATTTAATCTATGTGTTTGAGCAACCATATTTGAAAAGTAGAAACACTCATCTTGTACTGCTTGTGTTTGACAAAGATTGTCTGCTGCCGGCATTACATGTCCTCTATCGTATCCGCTCTTTACATAGTAAAATGCGATATTAGTTTCATCTACCAATTGTGGGTCTGGTTTGAAATTGTCTTTACGTTTTAAAGGTGTAGGGCAGCCTACCATTGCTTTTGTAGTTTCCCATTGAACCATTACTGGATACCTTTTTGATTTGCTAAAATGTGTTGTGTAATTTGTGTGTTTGATTACCACAATATCTTGTGCTGTTAAACCAAACGATACGAGTAATAATAGTAATAATAATTTTTTCATAGTTTTATTTAAAGTAATTTACCCAGATTTTACGTGTTTTATCTGTATACGATTTCAATAAACATTTATTCATATAAACATTCACACGTGGATAATTATACGTATCACATAAAGTACTAAAGATGTCATTTGTATTAGTTTGACGCGTTGTAAACCAATGACTAGCCCAAGGTATTTCAGGTGATGCTACTAATGGTACACCTTGTGAAATAATGTCAGCTGCTACAATATTAAATGTTTCGTTGAACGATACTTGCATTCCAATATCCATTTTAGAGCATAATTCTAAAAATTCTTCACGTGACGCCCATTTATGGATTACTAACTTATGTCCCTTATTTTCTAATTGTTCAAATAAAGCAACTAAATTGTTAAATATAGGTTCGCCTTTTTGCTCTAATCTAAAGTTAATATGGAAATTAAGTTTTTTACCTATCTTATCAGCTAATCCAATAGCAGCTATTGCCTGTATTAAATGGTTTTTTAATGGACGAACAGCACCAAAACATGCTATATCGATAGTATCTTTTGATTTATCTAATTTTTTAGATTTATAGTCTTGAGGATAATAATTAGGTAAAAATATTACTCGTTGTTTTTGTAATTTTTTATCCCAATTGTTTTTATATCCTAAATAAAATTGGATGTCTTTAGTTGTTTGGGGAGAATTACAAGCTACAACTACATTATCGTACTTGCTATAATTACCTAACCAATTCATTGCTATTCCTTCATTTGCTAAAAATGGTACTTCACTATGTAAACGAATTACCCATTTAACGTTTGGATGTAATTTAACTAATACATCAAATTTGGATGGAACTACCCATAGCGCTTCGATAATAACGTGTGTTGGTTTGAATTCTGTTACTTCACGATCAATGTCGTTATTATCAGTTACCACCACCATTTTAGATTCAATGTGATCTTTCTTTAGCATCTCATCCATAAAGAGAGCTGAATTGTACAGGCCAGTGCTTAATCCTACGTGAGAATATTGTTCAGCACCATAATTTTCGTTGCGTTTTAAAATAAAGAGTACTTTATTTTTGTTGGGTTTCATAAAAGTTTTAGATAGACATTATTGTATATATATAAATATCAATTTTATCTTTTATGTAAATTAACTTAATTATTACTACTTTGAATAATGTATATTAGCTAATACAAATTTAGCAAATTTACGATGTCCTGATGCTTTCAAATGTATCCCATCACCAGAATCTGAACGATCTATAGTAGTATCTACTGGAATAATATCACATCTCATTAATTGATTGTTTAATCTTGCTTGTAAATTAGCATATCTTGTTCTAGCACGGAACATTGTTACTTCTGGATAAGGTCCATCTTTAAGTATTTTATGAGGTGAATATCCCAACACAACTACAACTGGAATATCATAATAGATACACTCATCTATCATATTTTGAACATTATTTACTACTTTAGATAATGGTACACTTGAAAAAGCATCATTTACTCCACCATAAATTACTACCATTTCATAATCTGAATAAGTTGAAAGTTGATTATGTAGTGTTTTATACATCCAATCTGTACGTTTTCCTACAGATGATAAATTTACATACTCGCGTCCTAATCCTTTAGCAAATTGATGTTGCCACCCACCTGAATAACATGTTAATGAGTCTCCTATAAACAATATTCGTTTTGGCTTAGTAAACGAAGGAAACAATAAAGCCAATAATAAAACTAAGTACTTCATAACTAATATATTTTTGATAATTTATACAATGCGTAAACAAACATGAATATCCCAACAACTACTCCTATTTTATATATCATAGTTTTACTTTTTATAAACATCCATGTGTTTAATTACAAATCCTAATCCAAGTACTACTTTATTAGTTCCAACAAATACATCCCAATCTTCATCGTACGTATAAATGATAGGATCGCTACTTCTTGTTTTCCACTGTTTAGGCATTAATGATGGAAATATAGTATATAATATTTTTTTCATATTAATTTGATAATGGTGCTTTAATTCCTGAATGTGATTCATATCCGATTAGCTCAAAGCAATCTGGACGATATGATAATATTTTTTCACTAAATGTTTTTGGTCCTAATCGTTCTTTAACTAACTCGTGTTGGTACCAATTACGTTCAGTAATGTTTACTTTTGGTAATGAAAATGGCTTACGTAATATTTGCATTTTAGCTTGTTCAATATGATTTTTATATAAATGAACATCACCTAAATTACCAATCAATTCATCAGGTATCATATTAACTTCTTTTGCTATGATTTCTAATAATAAAGCATATGAAGCAATGTTAAATGGTAATCCTAAAAATGTATCTACTGAACGTTGATTCCACATTAAAGAGATTGCTTTAGTTGGAATATTAACATCATCACAAGTTTTTTTAATTATTTCAAGTATTTTTTTACCAGATTTATAATTTTTTGCATTACTATTCAATAAACCACTATAACCTTTTTTTCCCAAAATAGATTGTCTTTCTCCTAAACTAAGCTCTCTTGTATACATTTGAAATCCATAATGACAAGGTGGTAAAACCATTTGGTCTAACTCTGCTACATTCCAAGCTGATACCATCAATCTTCTACTATCTGGATTAGTTCTAAGTGAATGAATTAATTGTAAGATTTGGTCATACCACAATGAACCTTTCTCATTACCATTCATATCCATCCAACCTTGCCACTGTCTCCATTGCTTACCATAGATTGGTCCTAAATCACCTAATTTATAACCTGTTAAATCAGGAATAAAATGTGATTGTTTGTTATTACTAAGTTTGATAGCTGAAATGAATTGTTCTTTTGACATTGGGTCTACACTATGTGTAACACATTGTGCTTCGTATCCTTTATAAGCATCACCATCCCAAATGTGGCAATTGTAATCCAATAGGAATTTGATATTGGTATCACCACGTAAAAACCATAATAATTCAGTTACGATTGATTTCCACGCCATCTTCTTTGTGGTTAGCAATGGAAATCCATCAGACATTTTATGACGAATCTGACGTCCAAATACGGATATAGTACCAGTACCTGTTCTATCAGATTTTTCTACTCCGTTGTCTAAAATGTCTTGTAATAATGCTTGATAATGTTTGTCTATATTATTCATTATTGAATTTTTGGAAATAAAACTGTGTCCATAAAATATTTAGCGCGTTCTTCACCTAATTTAGCTTTCAATACATTATATGTACGTTCATTTTTAGATTGTTGTTCGCAATAATAATTTTGTGCTTCAACTACTAATTTAGGGTCAGCAAATAGACCTACTGTTTCAGTATACGATTCAAATAAATCGGTTGCTTCACTACATAATCGAACCATTTCTTCAGTACCTGGTCTAATTGCTACTGCGTGTTCTGAAAATATATTATTAGCCCATTCAGGTAGTGGGTATGGTTTTTTAAATTCGTAATCAATAAATTTATCAGGTGAATACGTAACTGGGGATAAATCAATGAATGCAGCTAATGGTTTTTCATTGGTACATATAATATCAAATCCAAATATTGGATCCGCAAAATTCAATTGGGGGAATGCTGTAAAGTGTAGTACTTCTAATGCTCTATCACTATAGCGTTCAATATGAGCTATACGAAACGAATCAGAAACATATCGGGTGTTTTCCCACCCGAAGTCTTCTGTTTCAATTTCAAATCCATTATTTTCAATCAGAATACTTTTTAAAATATTAGCTGTTTGATCCAGTAGCGTTTTGTAACTCATCTGCTATATTAATGATAAATTGAAATCCTTTATTTACTTCGTCTGCCCACTCGTCTTTTTGAGTTGCTCTAATAGATCCTACAGATACATGCATGTTTTCAAAATCATACATTTTACCTGAACCTGGTACTTTGGTTTTCATCATTTGACCACCATAAGCTAATGCTAAATAATTTAAATAAACGTGTGGTAAAAGTTCTTCTTGAGTAAGTGATGATAAATATTCAGAATATTCAAATGCGGTTGGGAGATATTCTATTTCATCTGATTTTAATTCAAGTAAATCTTCTTTAACTTTATCAACACGAGCTAATGATGGGTGTGGAAGTTGTTTTGCTTCAATTGCTTCAAATATTATTAATTGTTGGTACAAATATTTTGCATATTCTTCTGTTGATAATTCACCACGAAACATTCGTTGGTTAAATTCCATTTTTTCTGCTTTACTGTGTAGTTCAGCTGTTGCTTCTCTTAATCCCATTTTTATAATTTTAAATTTTTAATATTTTCTTTTTCAAGTTCATGTGTGTATCTTTCTCTCATTCCAACTATTCTATGAAAATCTTTATATGCTGTTGGATGATAATCTTTTAAATAAGATAATCCAATTTCATAGTCTAGCAGTACATCTTCATATCTATGTTCTCTAGAATCGAATCCATCTTCTAATATTTTAATATCGGATTGTAAATTACTAATTACATTTTGTAATGAATCAGCTTTACATTCTGTAATTGTTGGTTTTGAGGGTGTATCATCGGGTTTAATTACAGTCCAAAAAATTAATTGAAATAATGCAGCCCCTAAAATAAATGTTATTATTGCTATTGTTTTACCTCCAAACTTGTGCGTATCTGCCATGTCTATATACTGTTTTTTGTTTTTTTACTCGTTGTGGTTTTAATGATCGGGTTATTCTATTATCATCTTCAGGCGGCATCCGCCTATAATCTTCTTTAGTATCGAATGAATAACGGATATCACTGTCAGTAAGCCAAGTTTCATATGAGTGTGTATTATCAACAGGAAAATCGATTATAACGTAGTATCTCTCGTTTTCTACACGTAATACACTACCAATACCTAAATCCGTAACTATGCGTTGTCCTACTTGATACATTGCTTATTATGTTTTCCTTCTATTAATTCTTTTAACAATACAGCAAGTACCTTATCATCATTTGTATCTATAATATTCTTAATTAGAATACTTCCTTCATTCCACTCGTCGTTAGTCATAGTATACTTGAATATTTTTTCTTTCTTCTTAGCCATAACTTAGTATAATATATTTCGTATTTTACTTTCTAATTGTCTTTGTTCAGCAAATGCTTCTATTTCCCAAGGTCTATCATTATATTTTGATTCAGACACCTCATACCCGGAAATAACCTTACCATCCCAAATAACTTCATTTTTATGTAATATTAGTTTTTGAGTAACATATTGTCGTAGATGTATTAATTCATGTGATAATACCTTAATAGATTCATCTCTGCCCATATCATCTAAGAATATAATATATTGTCTGCCTCTGCCAAGTATATGTGCTTTTAAAGTACCTTCAGAATCGAACTGTTGTTTTACTTCATCGGTTATAGGTCGTATAGTAACTGCTATACTATCCATACCCAACTCATCTAATCCAACATAAACAACTGAATCCAAGTAATTATCTTCAGTTCTATTCGCTACCATATTAGTGGTTTCTATATCGAACTGTTTAAATGTTTGTTCCTGATATATTCCAATATTCATTTTGAATTTTAATCCATCTAAGAATGACTTCCTAAATAGGATAAATCCGATAATGATTAATAGTATAATTCCTATAATCCATTTTACTTTTGTTGTCATAACTTATGATAGTAATTGGTCTAAATCGATATTATATTCATTCATCATTTGAATGAATTTCTCTCTATATTCATATGCTCCTTCATTACCACCATGTTTGTATTCTGATCGTAAATGCTGGTCATATTTCCACATCATCAATACTAAATCCAATGACATTACAGCTCTTAAATGTGCTTGTTTATCTTCTGGATCGTTTAAATCGTATGTTAGTGTTGCTGTTGCCATAACTTTTATTTTATACTTAAATGTAATCAGGAAAAGGTCGAATTAACGACCTTGTCCACGATATCTTTTAACGTAATTTTTAGATTGCTTAGCAAATGATTGTTTTGTTTTTGAATGACGAAACAATGTTTTCTTTTTGATTTCAATCTTGCGAGATTCCGCTGCTTTAGCTTTTGCCATGTTATAACAAGTTAAGGGTTTAGTATAAATATACTAAACTTCCCTCTTGTCACCGTATGCAATGATGTGATCTCGTCCTGAAAAATTATATGAATGTGCTGTACAGTAATCTAATACTATTGGGTACATTTTAATTAATTCTTCACGAGTATCGCCAGCAGGCATAATCCATGTTTTGTGTTTTGGTATATTAAAGCGTTTTCTGAATGCCTCAATCTCATACATTAATTCAGATGTACCATCCCATACTGGTTTAAAATGGTAGTTCTTATGGTATGCTAATAATTGACGAATTGCATCATATTTTTCTCTATACTTATTATGTTGATCAATCATTTTCTGATCTACAATTTTACCTTGTGGTGTTTCAACACCAATTACTGGGATTGAATTAGAGAATTTTGGTGATAATGAAATAACATCAATACGATGATCTGTAATTAATGGATGTGATCCTTCGGTTTCAATAGTTACAATACCTTTCTTATCATGTAGTGCTTTAAATAAATTAATGATTTCATTACACATTTCAGGATGCATTGTAGGCGAACCACCAGTCAGCATCAAATGATTAATATCCCAATTGTCAGAAAAGAACTGCTTAATATCAGTTAATGTATATTTACCTTTTTCTGGATGGATTGATGTATACCATGAATCACACCATCCACCTTCACCAAAGTAACACCTATGAGTACATCCTGTAGTACGTACAATGATATGTGGTTTACCAGCTAATGATCCTTCGGTTTGAACGCAACGATATACTTCTAATATAGGTTGTGTTTTAGTATAATCTAGTGCCATCTTGTTTTTCTTTTAATTTTAAACGTTTAGCTAATTTTTTATCTACAACTACTTCTGCATTAACATCTACCTCAACGGTTTTCTTATTTGCATCGCGTACTTTAATTTTCCATTCGGCTTTAGGAGCAAATGTCCATCCATGTACTTTTACTTTGTTATCAGCATCTACATCTGATACTCTACGGATTTCACCGTCTTTTTTAATACATTTCATATTTTGAATTTTAATTTAATTAATTGTTGAATGTAAGTAAGAAAATTCACATCACCAGCGAGTACAGATAAAATGTTAGGGTGTGCATCGCCGCACACTCCTAACAAATGACTAATAACATGTCTAATTTCCTCCATTATTTGGCGTATTCTGCTAATACTTGTTCTACTGCTGCTTTGGCAACTTCCCAACTAACTGGACCATTCTCATCGGCATAATTTACTGGATCAGGACGTCCTAATCGAATAAATGCTTCGATACGTTCAACTGATGCTGCTGATTTATAATCTGAATACCATGTTCCAACTTCGGTTAATGCTGTAACTTTACCTGTTATTTGATCTGTATGAGACATTGCAGCAATGAATATTGGCTTGTATGATGTATTAGTACGTTTGTATACTTGATTAAAATCTAAACCTAATTTTTCACAACATGCTAATCCGTCTTCCAAAATAGTAAATTTATTACCTTCCAAATATGGAGTATAATGGTATACTAATTCAGAATCCCAATTACCAATTTTAAATGCTTCCATATCGGCATCACGGAATTCTTGACGGCAATCAGGATAAATAGCATGATCACCAGCGTGAATACCCATCGCAATCGCTACTTCTTGCTTATCTCCTTTAGTTGCAATCGATAATGCCGCTGCTTGAATTAATGAAGCGAATATTTTATTACGATTTGGTACAACAGTTTCTTTCATGTTGTCTTGCTCGTAATGTCCTTCAGGTACATCATCTCCTCCTGTAACTAATGCTGAATGTAGTAGATTCTGTAATCCATCTAATTTAATAATTTGATGTTTTATTAATGGAAAATTTTCACCAGTTACTGTAATTGTTCCTAATTGATCTTGTTCTGTTTTTTGAGAGCATCCATTTAGATATTCAACTAATGATTTAGCACGATCTAATTCAACGTGGTGTTTTTGACCATAATCAAATCCTAATGCTGTAACTTCATAGCCGTTAGCAAGTAGATGAAGTAATAATGTGGAGGAATCCATTCCTCCGGATAATGATAAAACTGCTTTTTTTGTACTAGACATAAAATTATAAAATATAAGATTGGAACGTATTGTTTTATTAATCGATTAGTCCCGATAACCGACGTACTGTAAAAAATTCATCTAATAATGTTTGCTCATATAATAATACTTTTCCAGTATACCGTGGATTAGCTACTTCACGAGTTTCAATTTTAGCTTTTTTAGATGTAGCATATGCTGCTACTTCAGCTCCTAATTCTTTACCAGCTGCGTGACCTAAATAATCAAATAATGATACCATAACTTTTATTTTGTTTATACTATAAATTTAATTAAGAAATTAAATAGGCATGTATTCCTCTTCGTATGAAGCTGAATTACGGCCATTTTCGAATACTTCTACTTTAGCTACTCTAACTCTGTAATGTGTTTCGTCTTGAACGAATTCATTAATCTTTTGAAATAGATATTCAGCAAAACGTTCAGCGCCAACGTAAGGTAAAATACGTAACTGGATAATTCCATCATCAGCCATTTGTTTGAATTGCTCTAAATATGGATCGTCTTCAGCAATGATTGTAGTGTGATCTAATAAATAATCGAACCATTGTTTTGGATTCATACCATCAATATTTCCATTAGCGCGTTTCATACCACCAAAATCCCATACCCAATTTTTCTCATCTAAATCTCCTTCAAAATCTACTTTAAAGGATATAGCGTACCCATGTAAGAACCTACAGTGGGTTCCTTCTGCTCTCCATTGACGAAATACGGTGGAGAATCCATCAAATAATTTTGATGATTTGAATGTAATCATGATAATAGTGTTCTAAAATGTTTAACGTTATATAATACATCAGAAATTTGTTGATCCGATAATCTCTGATCAAAGTATGTTTCTAATTTTTCTTTTGGTTTATCTAACAATACTTCATCTGGGTATTTACCGTGTTTTAAACCATAAATAACTGGGTTAGATGTATCGATTGTTTTGATGAATGAATATTCTTTACCTTTATAATTAGAGAATTCATTAGGTAATGTAGCACCTAATAAGTGATGATGAATTGTTTTATTAAATCCATTTAATGATGGAAGCATATTAACGAATTTAATACGTCCCGTCATTAAACTTAATAACTCGTTTTGATGCTTATATAATTCCTTAAAATAAACCCCAGCATGATTTAATGCAATGTGGGTGTAACCTAACTCAACGAATTTACTATATGTAAGCATCGCATCAGATACAGTTTTTGCTTGTACTACTGCCATTAGATTAGTTGTAGATGGGATTTTATCTACATAATAATCAATCCATTTTTTAGCGTTTTTAACTGTTGTTTGGGGGTCATTCCATGCATCAGGAACAATGAATATACTTGGCTTAATATCATTGATTTTCTCGAGTAAATCTTCGATTGTATGCGATACTCCTTCAAATAAACCATTGTCCATGATGATTAAATCTCCACGTTCAGATGCGCTTTTAAAGAATTGATAGTACTGTTTATTTTCTAATAAGTGAGGTAAACAATAATGATAGTCATTAAATTTTAATGACTCATCTAATAGATCTAACGGTACTTCGTGGGAAACCAATGCCATAACTATTTATTATAATTTTTTAAGTATTCATAGAATTCTGAAGTAGTGCCATCGAATTCTTCTGCTAATTCATTAATTAAATCTATACGAGACAATTTGTCAGGCCCCAAATGTCTGAAATCTCCAGCTAATTCGCCTACCAATTCTGACCATATTTTTGGTTCTTCCTTATCGAACGCATTCATTAATTTATGGTAACGATCGTATTGTTGTTTTTCAATTACTTCTCTACGATTCATCCAAGCTTCGTGAGATGGATATTTCTTACGTTCGGTTTTTAATCGATCGTCTAATAACCATAACTCATAAAACGCTTGTTGCCTATAATCAGATATTTCAAAATCCCCATTTTTAATGCGGGTATCTAATGGAGTGTACTTGTGCATTGGTTGACGTGATTTAAAACGCCTCCAATAATAAAATACATTAAAGTTCGCTGGTTGGAACTTCTGTTCCACTATCGTTTGAATGTTGTTTGGGTATTTCCTTATTTGCATGTTCTAATGTTTTTAAAACCCTAGCAGCAAGATCATGTAATAATGCTGCTTTTTCTTCTATTGGAAGTTGATCCATATATTCTTGGCTAACTTCATTTTCGATTTTTTTTAAATCGTTTAATAAATTATCTAACATAGTAAATTTAATTAAGAAAATTATCCTTCACAAGCTACACAAGCAGCCGTTCTATCTAAATTATCACCTCGTAATACAGATTCTGTACGTAAGTAATATAATGTTTTAATACCAGCTTTATGTGCTTCTTTATGTACTTCTGACATCCAACGAGGTGTATCGTTTGGATCAAAACATAAATTTAATGATACGGTTTGATCAACATATTGTTGACGAATACCAGCTTGACGTACAATTTCTAATTGATTAATTTCTTTAAATGTACGGAATACTTCTTTTTCTTCATCTGATAGAATGTGTTCTTGTATTCCATAAACTGAACCTTGATCTTTAGCGATTTGATCCCATACTGAAGTAATATTAAATCCTTTAGATTCAAGTAATGCTTCTAATACCGGATTCTTTTTAATGAATACGCCTTTAGCTGTCTTTAAATTATAGATATTAGCGGGTAATGGCTCAATTGATGGAGAAACACCACCTGAAATGTGTGCATTCGATACTGTAGGAGCAATTGCCATTCTATGTGAATGTCTTACGCCTGTACCTTTACACCATTCTGGCTCGCCATATTCTACAGCCATATCTTTAGATGCTTTTAATGATTCGGCATCAATAAATGAGAATATTTCACGTGTATAAGCATTTGCTTGGATTCCAACAAATGGAACACCTTTTGCTTGTAGGAATGTGTGCCATCCTAAAGCACCAATACCAATTGCTCTACCTTTTTGTGCTGAACGTACTGTGTTTTCCATAAAGCGGATATTTTTAGCACGATCAATAAATTCTTGTAGTACACCTTCTAAGAACCAAGTCATTAATTCAGGAACTGACATGCCGTTCTCAAAACGATAATCTTTCCACTCATCATAACGAGCTAAATTCAATGATGATAAACAACAGATGAATGAATGTAATGGATCTGTATATAATACGATTTCAGAACAGATATTAGTCATTGTAACTTCTAAGTTCAATTTCTTATATCCTTCAGGATTGGCCTTATTTACATTATCTTTAAACATAATATATGGCTCGCCTGTCTCTAAACGTGTACGTAAAATTTCACCCCAAATCTTTAATGAATGGGGATCGCGATCTTCTACCTTTTGCATAAATACATCATCAACAACTACGCAGTGATGGGTATTTAAACACTGACGATTAACATCACCTTTTGGACGTCTCATCATTAAAAATTCTTCAATGTCTGGATGATTAATATCCAAATTAAATGAAGCGGCCCCACGACGAACTGATCCTTGATTTGTAGCAAGTATCGTTGAATCATAAATTTTAGCCCAAGGAATAATACCTTCACTTACACCATTACCTGTAATTCTAGCACCACGTCCACGAATACGAGATAGCGACATACCAACACCACCACCTTGAGATGACAATCTCATTAGTTCGGAATTGGCTGATGCAATTCCTTCTACAGAATCATCAACATCAATTCCATAACATGAGATAGGCAATCCACGTTCAGTACCCATATTTGAAAGTACTGGTGATGCTAAACATAACCAATTCTTCACCATTGCTTCATAGAAGAATGGTTGAAGATCTTTACGACGTAACCTACGAGCAGCAGATTTAGACACACGTTTAAAACCATCGAATACGCTTTCATCTGATAGTAAGTATCCCTTAGAGATCATACTTAATGCAATATCATCCATCCATTCGGGATAATCCTTTCCTACAACCCATTTGCGGGTATCTACTGTTATGCTCATTTTTTATTATTTTATATTATAAATCTGACCAATCCGCTACCGACTTCGAATAAGACGAAGGTCGTTGCGCAAAGAAATCTTGTTGTTCTACTCCTGATGTGATTTGACCAAACCAAGCGATCTCGTCTAATAGTCGTTCATTCACATCATATAATGGTTTATAACCTAATTCAATCATTTTTTCATTGGCTCTAGCGCGAATGAAATTCTTTAATTGCTCCTTAGTTAAATTTTCTAAGTCGCCCATTTCAAATACTTTATTAATAAATGCAAATTCTAATTCTACTGAAATAGCACATGCTGTTTTGATACGTTCCTGTAAATCGATTGTATTTAATTCAGGACGTTCTTTTAACAATTGAGTAAATAACCAACATCCAGCTTTTGAATGCAATGATTCATCTCTAACACTCCATGCAACGATTTGTCCCATACCTTTCATTAGATTTCTCATTTGAAATGACATTAGGATAGCAAACGATGAAAATAAATTAACACCTTCGGTAAATGCTGAGAATATAGCTAATGATTGTGCTATTTCATCCATTGTACCTGATTTTACTTGTTGTAGTCGCTCAATTTTATTACGAGCTTCTTCATCATCCATAAATGCAGCAAAATCATCTAAACCTAATGATTCATTTAATAATGAATATGCTTCAGCATGAATTGATTCAAATGAACCAAACGTAACAGCCATTGATTGTATTTCTGGTTTTGGAAACCAATGCGAAACATTAGATGACCAATAATCCTCAACGTGTGTTTCAGTCTGAGCGAATGATTTTAATATTTGTCCGATTAGATTTTTTTCTGATTCGGTTAATTTTAATTTAAAGTCATTAACGTCAGCCGCTAATGTAACTTCTTCGGGTAACCAATGCACACGTTGCTGTTGTTTTAAAAATTCATGTGCTTGGTCGTATTCAAACGGCTTGTAAAATAAGCGCTTATCTGTGATCATATTATTTAAACGAGTTAATAGTTGAGGTTAATGCTGCTTGTGTAGTTCCGCCTACAATACGTTTTACTTCCTGTCCATTTTTTTCAATAACGATAGTAGGAACACCTCGTACTTTGTATTGTATAGCTAATGCAGAATCTGCGTCAACATCAACATCTTGGAATGAAACTCCATCGACTGTTGATTTAACTTGTTCAAATATTGGTGCCAGCACTTTACATGGTCCACACCATGATGCTGAAAATTTGGTAACTTTTATCATAAATTTTATTTTAATTTTTTAAGGTGCAGATATAAATACAATATATACTAACGATAATTAAGAAGGAGTCGCAAGTTCAAAAAACTTCTTTCGTAGATAATCTTTATCATCGTGGTCGAAGTCTTGTTTAGTTCTTTGTGGAGATTGTTGTGGAGAATCCGACTCTTCATCTTCAACATATTCTCCAGTAATACGAGTTATACCTGTAGATCCTTCAAAATCACAATTAAAAGTAATACCATCTGTACCATAACGATTTTTAATAATATGCCAACGAGAAGTATTATCTACTTTATCTTTTCGTAAACGTGATGTTGAAATAATAATATCACCAATCATGATTTTGTCATACGATCCAGCAGCTTTGTCACCTTCTACTACTTTATCAGCAGCACCTGAGCGATTTACTTGTGATGGTGATACAATTGGTATACCTAATTCCTTAGCTAATCCTTTAGCATCTGTATAGATATCATCTAAATCATCTTTACGTTCATTTCTGGCGCGTTGACGATTCTTTAATAAATCTAAATAATCAATAAAGATAACATCTGGTTTGAAATTATGTTGGTTCCATAATTGATCTAAATGTCGTTCAATATCATCTAATGATGCACGTTTTGGTGGGTATTCTTTAATAATTAATTTACCTGCTAATCCTTTAGTAGCATCTTCAATTTTAACTCGATGTAATGGTAATTGATCAACTGGAATTCCTAATAGATTAGCATCAAAACGTTGTCCGACATATCCTTCACCTAATTCTAATGTGTAGTATACTACTTTACCACCTAATTTAGCAGCTTCTAATGCCATCGAAATGGCAGCCCATGATTTACCAGAACCGGGCCCACCAAAGAATATAATTAAATCGCCTTTACCATATCCACCTTGCGTAATTGAATTAATCTGCGGCCAAGGAGTAGGAATAACACGTCTATCGTCTGGTCTATAACGTGCTTCAACATCTAATTCATAATCGTGTCCTGTATTTTTTTCTTGTGATGTAACGATTGCTTTAGAAATTAATGAGCGTATCGATTCATAATCACCATCATTTAGTAAATCAACAGATGTCATAATTGCTTTCTTCATCTGTTGGTTTTGGCAGAATTTTAGGAATTCCTGCTCGATATATTCTTTATCATGTGATTGATCCGCCATTTTATAGGCTTCCTTTAATTCCTCAATAACAGCAATCTTTAATACATCATTATCTTCTTTTTTTACTTCAATCTGAAGTGCCTCCATCGTAGGAGTAGTATGGAATTCGTCGAAGTATTTATTTAATTTAGTTACAATCCACTTTCTGGCTGTATTTTCAAAATACTCATCTGTAACTGAATCTGATACATCTACTAGAAATTTTCTATCCGTTAGAAGCAAACCTAATACTTTGGTTTGAAACGAATTCCCGTACTTATCTAAACTATCTAGTGCTGTCATTTATAACCTTTATTTATAACTTTTATTGCTTCCAATCTAACGAAGAAAAATTCTCTATCAACCATCCTTGCCAATTTACACGCTCATTTAATTGGTCATCCTCCGTCATTTCAACGAAATTACCTATGTTTAGTGATGGTGGTGCATTTTCAACTGCATCATCAACGATGCGCTTATCCTCGTCATCTATATTCGGATCTTTTAATGACATTAATTGATAATTAATACCTAATTGGCGTTCAAATTGAATGATTTTAGTATATAATTGATTTTTATCTTCATTTTCTTTTGCTTTATGTAACATGTATTCTAAATCAATAGGAATAGAATCCATCAATTCAGGATATAACTTAAATACTTTTTTAGGACCTAATCCTTGTATTCCAGGAACGTTATCGCCAGAATCCCCTAATAACATTTTGTAATTAATAAAGTTATTTGGATGTACAAAATATTCTTCTAACACATCATCAGCTCGGTATGTTTTTTTCTTAGTAGGTGAATATATTTCTGTTTTATCTGATACTAATTGTAGGAAATCCTTATCAGCAGACATAATCGTTACTTTATCTGTTTCTGGATCTGCTTCAAATTTTTTAACTAAATAACCCATCACATCATCGGCTTCGATTTTTGGGATGCAAATCATCGATACTGGTAATTGAGTACAGTATTCAATTAATCGCCCCATTTGATTAGCCATTGATTCGCTTTCTTCCTTTTTATCGCCAAATACTTTCCAATTAGTTACTTTAATATTAGTACGATTAGCTTTATAATCAGAATATAGATACTTTTTATTAGTAGAATTACCTTGTCCATCAAATACTAAAATAACCCTAGTCGGTTGGTATAGCTTAATAGCATAACCAACCGATTTAAGGAAGCCAACAAGACCACCTACATGGTGGCCGTTGGGGTTTAAGTGCTGAATAATAGCAAATGAGCGGAGAAATGTATTCATTGAATCTACAACAAGTACTCTAGCATTCTTTGAATTATTTTTATCTGCGCTTAATTCAGAAAATAATTTATTTAGGAATTCTTTATCCATTGTCTTGTTGTTCTATTATTGACATAATTTCTCTAGTTAAAGAACCTGCGGTTTTAGTGCCATCAAGACTCCAACGTATAATAGCAGCTTCTATAACACTATATAATTCATCTTTATTCATTATCTAGTTCATCATCAATAGCAATTGTTGGGGCAATATTTTTACCTTCGTCCCACTCACTACTATCTTCAGTAATTTGTAGATCATCTACATCTGTTAGTCCATTAAACCACTCACGTGCGTGTTCTTTCTTATATTTAGCAATTGCATTTGGTGTATCGCTAATAAAACCATGCGGAGTAACAATAATAGTAGATGCAGTTGCTACACCACAATCAGCGTGGATCTTATCAATCGCTATTTTAGTACGTTTAGCAAATTCTACTGATTTACCATCTTTAACTGCTTTGATCTTAGACGTACCTGAATTAGTTACATTTCCATAAGTAATAACAACTGCCGCATCCCAATACATTGTATCTCCACCTTTATTAGTACGTTTAGGTTGTGCCATTGGCATCATAGCCGGCTGAACACCCGTTTTATTAATAACGAAGAATGTATTCGTGTATGGATATTTTTCCTTACGTGATAATGGAAATTGCTGATTGATAAAGTTACCAAATTGAGTAGCCATCGCACCTGCATTCCACATTGGATTGTTTTTGCCTTGATCTACACTCATTTGACATGGCAGTGACCCAACTGAATCCCATAGAAATAATAAATCATATGGTAAACGTCCTTTGGCTTGCTCATTCATGATATCTGAAATGAATGCTGCTACATCTTCAATATGATCAATTGATGATCTATCAATGTAAAGGAAAAATCCATCATAATTAATTATTTCACCTGTTTCTTCGTCTGGAATTGCGGTTAATTCCAATCCCATTTTCTGAGCATGAGCAAAATCCCACTTCATTTCCGAAATAATGAATACAGGTAATATACCCATTTTCTGAGCTGTAACAGCAGTTTCAATAAGTAATGTTGTTTTACCTGTATCAGAACCTCCACGCGCAATCGTAATTTGTCCCATTGGTACACCAGGAATGGAAAGTGCTTCCTTAACTGCTGGAGTGAATGGGATCCATTTTTGTTCTTTAAATTTAGTAGTCTGATCTAAGTATTTAGATTTCTTAAATGCAGATAAATTAAATTTAGACTTGTCACCCAAAATATGGGTGACAGTCTCTGATGGTGATTTTTTAGCCATTATTGAAATAATTCGTCGAATTTATCTGATGAGCTTGTGTTTAAAGAGAACGCTGCTTTTTCTTGCTCTGTTACTTGATTATCATTTACCCAATCTGACTGAACAGCTGATGGAGTTGTAGGGATTGCTGTTGGAGCAGGAGTAGCTACTGATTGTTCTTCTTCAGCTTCTGGATTTAGCCACTTAGCTAATAATTCCTTAATATCATTGTATTCGCGTTTGCGATTAATCGTCATAATATCAGGTTGCTCTTCTAGCCACTTATTAATCTGATTAATATCTTCAGAAATTGGTGACGCTTTTGGACGAGGGCGTAATGTACAGCTAACTACTTTACGACCAGCAACTTCTGCGGCCACTGCATCGATTTTAAAATCAAATCCTTCTTGGATATCAGTAAAATCACCGTAATCTTCATCCGCAGCAAATCCTAGTAATGATTTGTATACTTCCTTACCGAATTCCCATAAACGAACTCCTAAATGCTCTTCGCCACGAACAACAACAGGAACAAATACACGCATTTTTGGATCTAACTTCTTAGCTA